TAAAGTTTTTAAAATTTTATTTTCTTTATTCATAATCACCCTCCAATTTTTTAAGTTCTGAGAATTGTGAAATACCAAAATCATATCCTTGTTTATAATAGTGCATTTCTTTATGAAATTCAGCTCGATGTCCCTCTTGTAAAGCATCAGCAACTCCATCTTTAAAAGCTTTTAAAATTTTATCTACTTTATCCATCGTTTGCCTCCTTATTTTCTATTTCTTGATTAATAAAATCTCGCAATTCAATTATTTGTTTTTTATTCCAAATATCCCTTACAAGATAATTAGTTCTCATAGTATTTTCTTCATGCTTTTCAATATTTAATAATGAATTATAGGAAATTTCTTCATGTTCCTTTTCATCATATTGAAAACCATTTCCCATTTCATCTTTAGTTTTCCAATGTTTCATAATCAATCCTCCACAACATGAACAGTATCTAATTTAAATTGAGCATCGCCAAAGACCCAGTCTTCTAACTTTTTATAATCTAAAGAAGGTGTTGGATTTACTGTGGCATACAAATCGTTTTCAGTTTGGTGCATTAACTCTTTGGCCTTTTGTTCCGCCTCTTCCTGAGAATCCGCTTGAACCAAAAAATTTCTATCAAACCAAATACAAACGTCATATTTAACGGTGTAATCTTTTTTACTCATATCTAGCCTCCAAGCTATTTGTTTAAGTTAAAAACAACGATATGCGATTTTCTCTATAAGATCAAGTCAAAAGTTTTTTGCCAATCAAAAGGCTCAGGACAAAAGAAATGTGGTTCTAATTTTATTCCTTGTTCTTTCAACTCTATGGCTTGGTTAGCCCTATAAAGGTGAAGGCCTTTAGTACTCTTAACTAATATCCAAACGGAAGCTTCTTTATGTAAAGTAATCCAACTTACTTGTTGAGGGCTTAAATTAACTGCATTAAATTTTACATATTTCAATTCTACAAAATGAAATTTAAAATTATGATCACAGATAAGTAGGTCAGGAAGACCTAAAGTCATCCAGTTCTCTATTCGGCTAAGTCTTAAAGGTTTATTGTAAAGTAGAGACGCTCTCTTTAGTTGCTCGTACAGACCCGATTCTTTTTTTGTCGGACTTCTCTTCTTCGTGTTCAATAACGTCTTCAGCGTATCTCGGTTCATTTTGTTTAAGTTCCTTCAAAGCTTTGAGAACTTCTTCTTTAGACATACTATCTATTGTGCCATGACGTATTTCAGATTTATTTATATAAATGTTACCATTAGCTTGGCCTCGTCTATATTCTGCCTGAACTGCGGCTGAGTATGCCCCGTTTTCTATAGCCAAATCTCTTATTCTCTGTAAATCCCGTAAATGTCTTTTAAAGTTTATGCCATACTTTTCATCTAGCTCATCTCGATAAGCTTGAATGGCTCGGCATATATGAGGGCAAATTTCAGGGTTAGTCATTTCATAAGCTCTAGTATGAGCTGAAGAAGCTGGATAGCCCGCATTGATTGCGGCCTCTCTCAAAGTTATCATTCCATCGTTAGATACAAGCTCTTTTACAAACTTCTCTTGTTTTCTTGTAAGCTTACTATGTAGGTCGGCTTTAGGTCTTCCACGACCTTTTTTCAAAGGCTTTAATTTATTCATCCTTTATATATATACCAGAAAATATTTTTTTGCAAAAAACTTTTTCGGCCTTAGTAAAGCCAAAATCGATTTAATACTGTAAAGTTACATTTTTAAAATTAAATATGTAACCAAATATGTAACCATAAATTTGTTGTATATAAAGGGATACAGAGTGAAGTTACATAAGTTACACCAGTTACACCTATTTTTAATAAAAAATATTTTTTTTATTTTCAGCTCTATATATAAAGGGAAGTAATAAATGTAACTACTTTTCTTGTTTCGTTTTCCAAAAGTATTCATCAGTATCACCAAGTCTCGTGTTATTACCATTCTCGACCTGATACTCAATAGTACTAACTTTAAAGTCTGGCATCTTTGGCTCGTGGGGCGTGAGACTATTGTCATAAACTCTCATCCGATTATTAGGATACAAACAGAACTGCCCATTATTGAGCTGAAGCAAATTAAAAGATTTATGCTCATCAGGTGTTTCAGCTGTACTATAATCTATTGTATTAACATCTATGTGATAGTTATCTAGGGTAGCTATATAAGTACCTTTTTGTACGCCGTAGTCTCTTGTTAGGACTTCAAAGTCCATTGACCCTATAAATTGCTTACAGATAGCTGTAACGCCGTAATCCATACAATTCCAGAACTGAAGATTATTGAGTGTCATATCGGGATCGGGAGCCGTGGGCCGTGCGACAAAAGCACTAATGGGTAGTTTATCGAACAAAGCCCCGTACTCAGGTAGGTATGTTTCAAAATAAAAGGCTCTTCCGGGGATAGATTTAGCTGATACCCAGATGCCTTCGACAAATTCGCCGTGACCATCTTGCAGATCACGGAGATATTCTTTTCGCACAAAGACTTTTTGTGCTGGTAGGTTACATATGAGTTCGGCCATTAAAACAGTTCGCTGAGGGTTGTTTCGGTGGGGGCTGCATTAGATACACGTCGAACACGTCCATAATCTCTTTCGGCTTCGGCTCGTGGATCGTCTTGTGTTGACCAATCATCGTCATCTACAAGATTGGCATTTCGTTTTTTAAGGTCTTCGGTTACATCACGAATAGCTTGACTACCTGAGGTTCGTGAGCCACGGCAATCGGGGCATAATTTTTGTCTATGCCTAATATGTTTTACTATTTTGAGTTTTTGTCCGCACTCTTTACAAGAGTTGAGGTCTTCACCTTTTTCATAAGCTTCTTTTTTATTCATCAGTACCCTCTTTTGATAACAATTAGGCTTTTTCTTAACAGCTCGGCGTTTTGCATATCGTTTTTTTTGCTGAGCCGTGAGACTTCTTCATTAACAAGCCCTTCCACTTCTAAGATAGCTTCAGCCCATAATGGCATTTCGTGGATATTAATCCAATCATTTTTTTGATTCATTTAGATCTCCTCTGTTTCTATATAATCTATGATTAATTCTATATTCTTGGCCATTTCCTGGCATCTTACGAGTGTTTGGACTTGTTCATCTTTAAGTCTTTTACGGTTACGTCGTAGGGCGCTACCGTGGGCCACGACTTTTGCAAGACACCACCGTAACACTTTGATAGTCGTTTTTTCTTCGCGAGGCTTGATATCTTCAAAGAGATATATGAGCCGTGGGTCTTTCTTCAAGGTACGACTAAGTGTAACGATGGGATCTTCATCTTTCATTTTATGCTCCTTATTTTAATATGAACTTTCATTCCAAAATCAAATCCTCGTCTATAATAAGCGGAAGATTTTTTAGTTTCGTCCATATGTTGATATATAAGAGCGTCCTCAGCTCCTTCTTCAAAATGAACGAGATAGTTTCTCCGCTTTTTTTCGGTTGGATTAACCACATGTTTAGAAATTTGGTTCATAAAAAACACCTTTATTTAAAAGTTTTTTCTTTTCTAAGGCCTGAAGTTGATAAACACGGGCTGCTTCCGGTTTATCCGCCCACTCATAATTATATTGAAGAGACCTAAGTCTTTTATATTCATTGTGGACATCGCTAAGTCTATCGTCTGAACATTCGCATTTTATAGAATCATCAGCCACCATGGCACTCCATTCATAACCACAGCGACTGCAAGTTGGACGACCTTTTATTTCTTTAATCATTAGTCTTCTCCTTTTATGTTAAATTTATTAAATAAACTGTAACAAGCTCTGTCAAGAGCTTTGATATCCGCTAGCGAGACATCATTAAGATCTTTTATAGACAAAAGAGTACTATTTATAGCTTCGTAAGCTTCGTGAACCGCTTTTATTTGCTCGACAGTCATTCACCGTACTCCTCGGGACAACAATCCTCACAAAATGTTTGATCATTATAAAAGAAAGCTACTTCGGCACAGGTCTTAGCCCCACAGTTTTCACATTCACGATCATAAACATAAGCCTCTTCGCAGCTAGACCTACTCATAATAGTCCCCCGGATTTATCTCAAACTCATGTCTTATTTTCCACATAGCAGTATTCATATCCCGTATGTCAGATAAATAAATATCTTCCATATCTTGAATATTTCCTAGAACAGTTACTAAAGATTGATGAGCTAAGTTAAGAGCTTCTTTTTGTTCAGAAGACAAAGCCTTCAAGCCTTTTTTTCTATTAGTTTTAATCTTCTTTTGTTTTAATTGCCATTCTGTTTGTGTAGTCATTTTGACCTCCAAGTCATTTGTTGTTTTTATAAGATGTAAGATTTATCGCATATCCTGTCAAGCACAAAAATTTACATTTCCATTTTTGCATGGCAAATTTTACAAAGACACACGCATTTTTCTATTTCAGCGTTGATTTTGTCTATGTTTCGATCTTCGCTAACAATTTGAGCTATACTTTTGTATTTTGTTTCGGGGACCGTGTGATGCCATTCTAAATTTATGGGTTTTGCATTATAGCCACACTTTTCACAGCCACGTTCTATTTTACATTGATTGACATAATCTCTCAATCGAGCTCGAGAACGTGCCCATCGACTCTTCATTTAACAAAAAACCCGTGAAGGATAGCTTCACGGGCCTTTGTGTTTTGCAATTTAACCTCAATGAATAGGAGTACATTGAATCGTTTGCTTGAGTATCTCTCCAGAGCGCTATTAAACATTACTAAAATAAACCTATATCGTCAATCCCATATATTAATATATTTATATTTTTTTAATTTTGCCCTTAAATTTTCGTTAGAACAGTTTTTGCAGAATATTTTTATAGCGACACGACTATCGCCTATAAATAACAGAACATTTTTAAAGTAGACGGTGCTTCTAGAGCTGTTATCCATATCAAGTGTAAGATCATCCGATTTAAATACCGTCATTTTTCCTTAAAAGCTTGCTTAATCTCTTCAATGCTTCGGTTGCAGCCGATGCATATCTTTTTTTCATTTAATTTACAAACACCAATACATTTACTCATTTATTTTTAACCGCATTATTCAAAGAATTGACTACATCATCTATATTGGGCTCTTTTTGCCACGGATTATAGACACATTTGTATTGTTTCGGGCACCATGACTCGATCATCAGCTCGTAGGTTTTGTTTCCGCCCTCATAAATACAAGCCATTTGACCTGATTTAGATTTTATACGCTTTGTCAGGCGGCACGTTGTATATTTAACGGCTTTATTCTTGCCTTGGTTCAGGAGCTGCTTTTTTGTATAAGACTTTGACTTATATTCATAAGCGTGGGCTGTTTTAGACCATATAGAAGCGACCAGTAAAGCAAGTCCTCCAACAATACACGCTACAATTAGCCAAGCAACGCCCTCCCCTACCTGTCTTCTTAATTTTTGTTGTGCATAAATAGTTCTTTGTCGTTCTTTTCTAATTTTACCTTCCATAGCCAAGAGCTCTTCATAAGCCCCAGGTCCATGGGTAAGGTTTAGAAACATCTTGAGTTCGTACCTTTGTTCCTCAAGTTTCTTCTTGGCTGCATAAGCAGCGAGAGCTGCCTCCTCAATCGATCCAGCTTTAAACAATTTGCCAAACAGGGGAGGATTTTTCGCTTGTTTTTCAGCATTATCAACATCAGAGACAGCTCCCATCCAACGGCCGATGTCCCCTGACATTTGTTCAATGTCACGAGCTGCGGCAAAGCCAGCCTTAATGGCTTCAAAAGATTTCGTCGCGATTCCCATCGCAAGCGAGATAGTAACAGGGTCCATACTTATTTATAACACGTTTTTAAAAAAAAGTGAAAGTCAAGACTATTAATTTAAAAAAATATTTTATATGATGTTTGTTTCAGAGGAGAAATATATGATAAATTTACCAAACAGACGACCGTGCATTACCACGGACGTGGGAGAAGGTTTAGCTGTAACCGTCTCTTTTCATCCAGAAACAGCTATTCCAATAGAAGTTTTTTTATCCGGTAGAGGTAAAAAAGCATCTGATGGACCTATGACAGATGCTTTGTATAACATGGGTGTAGAAGCGTCTAAATTAATGCAAAATAAAGATACTCAGGTCGCAGCTGAATGATCTTTGGCTTTTCTTAAAGTCATTTCGGCATCTACGAGCTCTTTTACTCTCTTTTGTTCCTCGGAAACATATTGAGAGTAAATGAATCGTAGTTGTCCACCTAAAGTTCGACCTTCTTTGGCAGCAGTTTTCTTAATTTCTAAGTAAACGTCTTTAGGAACTAAGATGCTTTTCCATTTTTCGGTATCCATATCGCATAAATCCTTCTGTTTTACGGGATTATATGCGAGAATATATAATTTAGTCAATAAATTATTTTGATTCGCCCCAAGATGGTCCTATTTCTACATCAACTTTGCTGGGGACACCTAGTTTGACAGCATTTTCCATGGCATAAACGATCGAATCAATTTGATCATCATTAGAAACGGAGACAGCAACCTCATCATGAATCTGAATGAGCGGAGTTATTCCCAGCTTGTGAATATCTACCATTGCTTTTTTTGTCATATCTGCAGCTGAAGCCTGAATTAAGCGGTTTAAAGCTTTGTATGTGTAGGCTCTCTTTAATCTGGTCGTTGGGCCGTGTTCATTGAGTGCTTCTTTATAAGGCAAGGCTTTATTCATAGCGAACGTGTCTGGTTCCCAAAGCTCAAATCGGCACTTTCTACCTAGAATGGAACGGATAGAACCGGAGCTTTGCCTTGCATTAAGTTTATTCATTACACCATGCATGAGCATTTTAACGAAAGGCACTCGTTCATGGTACTGACTAACGAGTTTTTTAGCCTCATCTACGGGGATATCAAGCTGGTCAGAGAGTTTATTGACACCCATGCCGTACATCATACCTAGATTTATAGTTTTAGCTTGCTTACGAGGTATTTTAGCCATGTCAGCGACCATGGTATGGAAGTCCATATCCGGATCATTTTGGTATCCATCTACAAATTCTTGTACACCTTTCATGTCATGTCCTTGAGATTTACCATAAGCGTGAGCATAATGGACCAAGATCCGTGGTTCTTGTTGCGAGAAGTCTATACTAGCCCACTGTTGATTCTCTTCCGGTAGAAACAGTGATCGAATCATGGGTCCCAACTCAGGATCTCTAGCTGGAATTTGTTGTAAATTTGGGTTATTCATACTGATTCGCCCTGAAACAGTACCTCCATCGTCTGATCGGATCTGATTTATATGGGAATGTATACGTCCGTCATGGGCTGTATGCTTCATAATTGTGTTAATAAACGTACCATGGGTCTTGTTAAGATCACGAGTTCTTAGTATCATCTTAGGTAATTCGTGTGGATGCTCAGATAGAAAGGATTTTGTAAAAGATGGAGCACCTTTTTCAGTTTTCGGGTAATTTATACCGACCGTGTCAAAAGCTTTGGCTAGGGATTGTGCAGCCCATACTTCTACATTCATCCCGGTTATATGCTTGATTTTAGCGAGCATAGCTTTTTCTTCCTTCAAGAGAAAGTCTCTAGTGCGCTCGACTCTGTTCTGATCGATACGAACACCTTTCCAAGTCATATCTATGAGTACTGGGAGAACATCAAGTTCGAGATCAACCACACTCCAAAGGTCCTCTTTAGTGATAAGAGGTTTGAAGAAGTTCCAGAGCTCCAATGTGAGTTCGGCATCTACTTCAGCGTATGGCCCGACATGCATACTTGGGAGCTTCCAGAGTTCGGCTTTAGGATCAACCCCGAAATCTCTAGCGGCTTCAGTCAAGTTCTTTTCACTTTTTGTTTTTGAAAGATAGTCAAAAGATAAAGCATTCAAGCTATAACTGAAACGATTCTCATCTAACAAGGATGCGATAACCATTGTATCAACAATACGTCCATTGACTTTGAAACCCATACGTCTTAGCCAACCGGCATCATATTGAGCGTTGTGCATAATTTTTTCTGCTGGAGATTCGCAAACTTTTTTCATCCAGTTATTGACTATACGTTCATCAATATTACCGCCTCCTCCGTGACGAATAGGTATATAGCCTTTCCAACCGTCCACAGCTACAGCATATCCGACGACTTCGCCGTCTCCAGTAGGCCATCCGGGACCTTTTGTCTTTAGATTTGGATCTTTTGTCTCTACATCTATAGCTATTGTCTTGGCATCGAAAATATCCGGGAGTTCGTGTGGTGGAACCCATTCTGATTTAGGAGTGAACATCGCCATTTGAAGTGTCATTTTGTACCTCTATTAGTTTGTTAAGGTACCACTGTGCCTTTTTAAGGTCTTGGATACCGTTTTTGTGTCTGTAGCGTGTTAGATATTTCATTATGTTTCCTTCTAGATAGTAATGAAAACCTTCAGCTGTGACGGATTCTATCATGTCTATGGTTTCAATAGAGCTGTTTGTATAATGTTCAGGATGGTTAACCATATCTTTTTTCATCTCGTCTTCCTCTAATAATTTCTTTTGGCTTTTTGTGAGCATCCATTTCATATATTCCATATGTCTCATCATATCGCGTAGCTCCTGTTACTATCTTCTGGTTCTACAATAAATAAACTGTCTTTAGCCCGTGTGACGGCAACATAGAACACTCTGTGTAAATCATCATTGCCTCCGCTCATAGCATTGTCAGCTGAGGTAGACAAATCTGTAAACACAACTACGTTTTCTGATTCTCCCCCTTTAGAACCGTGGATCGTGGACAATGTAATACGAGGCTCTGCATTAAATTTTTCTCCCCTTCTAAGCATAGCTGTAATATATGCCCTTGATTCTTCAGGTAGTCTATCAAGAGCGTCTCTCCAAATCAACTCTTCCCCTACCATAAGTCCCCATTCTTTTTGCAACTCAGCCATGTCAAAGAGATTGTTGTCATCTGCTCCACTCATTGTCTTGAAGCCTCGCTTGATACGCTTACCTGTTGACATAAAACTGTAAATATCTTTGACGGTTTCTAAAGTGATGCTTTTACCTTTGCGCATCTGCTCCCAACCGTTCACAGCTGAGGATATCTTTGCGGAGATAGATCGATGGCCTTTATAATTGAACAGGTATCCAGAAGACCTGAGCATCGTAACAACGGGAATTAGTATGTAACCCGCCTGAGCTAGTATAAGCCACTGTCCTTCTGAAACATCTAGATCTTCTACCCGGCTTATGTATTGTACACTACCTTCTTCTTTTTTAGGGTTGTATTTTTTTGGATAACGATCGCTTATTCTGGATACGATTGTCTCAGCGATACGATGTATACGCCGTGGGACACGGTATGATTGCGATAATGTCTCACTAGATCCATCAAGAGTAATGAATTGTTCTACATCAGCACCGGCCCATCTATAAATAGCTTGGTCATCGTCGCCAGCTGCATACATTTTTTTAGCATTCCTATCAAGTATGTGAGCTATATCCCATTGTAAGGGACTTAGGTCTTGAGCTTCATCAAGAAACACCAGATCAAACTTGGGGCAAGCCATATCAGCTTCGTCAATAAAACATTGTAACATGTCTGTAAAATCGTAGAGCTCGTAATGTTTTTTATATTGTTTGTAACACTTGTCTACATAATTAACAGTGTTCCACTCAAACTCTATTGAAGATTGGTTGTATTGTTTTCTCAAAGATGTTTTACATAGTCGAGCTAAATTTATTAGACTAAGGATAGGGTGATCGGTTGCTTGTTTGTCTACGATATCATCATTAAGAGATGTTTTTGAGACTAAAGGTATAGAGATAATATCACTCAACTCCTTGTAATGTTCTTTACTCATAACTTGTTCGGACCTTATACCACTAGCATTCAAGGCCAAGCTGTGTAGGGTACGGAAATAAAACAAATCTTTTTCTGGATCTAAATGGAAACGAGCTGAAGCACGTTCTTTTGCTTCGTTAGCTGCTTTACGCGTAAAAGCAAGAAAAGCAATGCTATTAGGCGTGACGCCACTCTCAAGAGCCTTATCTAACATGTTAAGCAATGTGGTGGTTTTACCCGTCCCAGGTGGTCCAAAAATCCTAAACATCAGTGAGCCGTATCTGTTCCTATGGTCTCATGCCAATCGACTATTGGATATACAAAAATAGGTGTTCCATCCCCCAGCCATGCTCCAACTACATTGAAGTCCATCCATTCGACAGCTTCATCGTAAGTCCAGCCCTCTCTTTCCATAAATATCGCACAACATTTCTCATAGTCGTAAACAAGAATGTCGTTTTGACCACAACGTGATCCAACCCCTATAATAGCCTCATCTAAACCATCGGCTTTTAACATAGGCACGTCTTCCATTATGGGTTTATCTGTCATTAGAAAGGTGTCTCCTCTTTCTTGCCCATAGAGGGCGGGTTAAGTTCCATGTCTGCATTTTCAAAAGCGGGTATTGCCCAACATCTTACGGACCTGTTTTGTATTTTTAAAACAGTACTGGACCCGTTAATATCTCGCAAGCGTTGGGCAATTTTGTGAGACTTATATTCAAAGAATTTATTCTTTTTAAGAAAATTTTCAAAGTCTCGTAATCTAAAGTATGTTAATTGATCTTCCTCATTTGTCCAAGGACGTCGTAAAAGTATTTCTTCTTTATCCTGAGCTTGTTGTAAATGTCTACAGAACTCTTCTAAGTAATCATAGAACTGGCCAGAAGTACTAGCGTCTTCAGCTACCTCAATAATAGCAGCTTCATTCTCTTTCATCTCGTTTAAAAGTGAACTGATCCTAGACTCCCAAGCGGGTTTACCTAATGTGCGAGGCATGAAGTTAAGCTGTTCCATACAAGCCTTTTGAAACGTGGGCTGTGATAAAAGAGCTTCTGTATCTAATTCAAGAGGCTCAGAGTTAACATCCATAAACCATACAGGCGGTGTTGAGTTATACTTCCTAAGATTAGCTATTGTAGCTCCTTGTACAGCAGACCCTACACCGTGCTTTCTTGTTCTACACAAGTCTTTGTTACAGTGTGCATTGATAGGTGAATCATTACATTTGTAGGCATAATCCTTACGTTTAGCTTGTGAAGCCACGATGTTAACCTCTGATAAAGGTAGAGGTGGTTCAAAATACATCATATTGTAAGTAAGTATCTCTGTTTCCCAGCTGTCGGGATATGCCTTACGCAAATAAACCGCAACATTAAATAAACCATTGTTCCGCCCACCTTCGGATATTTTGCTTGCGCAAAGAGTTTGGAGGCAAGGTGGGCCGTCTTTAATAGGTGTATCTGTTTTGTCTTCTACTTGTAGAGCCATGACCTGTTCTAAAGTCTGCTTATGATCCTCGTACAGCGCTATAAACTCGTCTAAGGTCGCAGAGGTGCCATCATCCTTAATACCATACCGTAGCCCTCCCTCAGCGTCGTAATAAGGTAGGTTTAGAAAGTTACCTACATCGCCACGCTCTAGCTGTAATTTAATTTGTTTTGGAAATATTTCGCTTTGTCCGTATCCAAGAGCAGCGGAGATATGTTGAAGCGTTTGTTGCATCTCCTTAGCTTCGATCCATTCACTAGTGAACAGAAAACAATGAGCTCCACCACTCTTAGAACGACAAACCACAAGAGGCAGTTTCATCCGCCTTATCTTTTCAACTAAAGACTTGTGATCTAGCGGGTATTGGTCAATGTCTATACACCCCCACTTGCAGTTATTTTCTGCGTTTATGGGTATGATACCTAGAGAATCACCTTTCCCGCTAAGATGACCCAGCCAATGGTCTTTGGTCCGTGGTTCGCGTATTAGTGCGGCTCTTCCAGACTTCTTACCATTCGCTTGAGTCTTGTCTATCTTATACGTTCCAAAGGCTTCTTCTAGGCCATCAAAGATAGCACTAAAAGATTGCCACGCCATTAGAACGGTATGTCCTTGTCAGAAACGTCAACATCAGCCGGAGCAGATGAAGTCCCACCTTCCTGTTCGTGCTTGACATTAACATCGCCTTTTTCGACAGATAAGGCAAACATCTTAGCTTCATCGTAATGAGCTCTTTCTGTTACCTGACCTTCCAACTTCATTTCCCAATTATACCAAGAGTATCCGCTTTTCTCCTCTAAATAAGTCCAAAGATGATAGACGTGCGCAAATCTTGGTGGGCTGAAAACATGACCATCTGGACCCGTCATCTTTCTTCCCGAAATAATTGAGTTCCACTTCTTACTTTTCTTTAAAGAAGTAGATTTCATTGCAATCATGCCAACGTCAGTTGAACCATCCTTATTCAGTACAAGAACAAAATGTTGATGTGTATCTTCTATATACTGACCAGAACCATCTGTAAGATATTCTTTATTATCTTCTTTAGATCTTTCTGTTTGAGGACAATCTTCTTTTTTGGTGTAGATTGCAATCGGAGCAGTATTATCGTCACCTTGTGGAGACCATTGGATAAATCGTCTCTGATATGCACAAGGTATAACTTTAATACCTTCTTCCCCGTTGTAGATATTATTTGTTACTGTATTAATAATATCTCCTTCACTAGAGCCTTTGTGTAAAGCTCTAATCTGCTTGGTCAAGTTAGTTTTTAAAAACGGAATACTTAAACTTTCTTGATCAACTTCTTTGTTACCAATGCCTGCATCTACTGCAAACATTGACATATCTAAAATATTAGCGTCCTGAGCTACAACCTCAGAAGCACCTTTTTTTGCTGGTGTATTAGCCATTCTATTTCCCCTTTACGATTTTAGCTTTTTTACCTATGAAGGCCCCAAATAGATCACTTGGAAACTCACAACCAAACTCCGTCATCTCTTTGACCCACGACTTTAAACTCATTGGATGAACCGCTTCCTTCTTATCAACCTGAAATCCTCTATCGACAGCTGATTGATAAAAATCTTTTGCTAAATTATCCTCGCCCATGCCAAAGTTAGCGGAGATAGTGTTTTTGACTAGGTCACCATAACCATTTTCCCTTAACCATTGATGTGCTTGAGGTCGGTCCTCAGCTCGTATCGTACCACCATAAGTTGGTACAACCTTCACCTCTGAACCATCGCTTAAAGTAAAACTCTCCATGTTAATCTCCTCCATCGCGGCAGGAAGATCTTGGTCAGTAAGTTCTAAAAGTTTCTTTTTTGATTCTTTTAGTTCTTCTTCAAGACTTTTAACTTTGTCTTCCATTTGGATAATTTTACTAGCTAGACTAGATACATTCGATAATCGACCTGTATCTGTGCTTTCTACACCAGTACGCTGTTTTGCAGCGTCCAGTTGCATTTCTTTGAACAAACCGTCTTCCATATTTTTCCTTTCGTGTTTGTTGTTTCGTGTTTAAAGACTTTTTTATAGCCTTGCATTAATATAATAAATCGCATATTGTAATATAGATGTCAAGCACGGAGATAAAAAAAATGTATAAATTTAAAACAAAACCTTTTAAGCATCAAGAAGATGTCTTGAATGATAGTTGGGACAGGCCTTATTATGGTTTGTTTATGGAGATGGGCTTAGGTAAGTCTAAAGTAGCTATAGATACTGTAGGTAAATTAAAATCTAAAGGAGAAATTGATTCGGTAATGATCGTAGCTCCAAAAGGTGTATATGACAACTGGGTCAAACAAGAGATACCGAATCACTTACCGGATGAGTTTGAAAGATTCGTGGTTCGTTGGCAACCTAGCAGTACCAAAGCTTTTCAAGACACGATGCAAAAGTTAGTATTTGAAACTATGCCGGGCATAAAGTTTTTTGTGGTTAATGTTGAGGCCTTCAGCTCAGATCGAGGTAAGAAAGCAGCTTATTATTTTTTAAAGAAAAACCCTGACAATATGGTGATTGTAGATGAGAGCACCACAATAAAAAATCGTAAAGCATCTCGTACTAAGAATATATTGCAGCTGTCAAAACATGCTAAGTACAAAAGAATATTGACAGGATCTCCGGTTACAAAAAGTCCAATGGATTTGTACTCTCAGTGTGCCTTCTTAGATACTATGGCACTAGATCAGGCTAGTTATTTTGCTTTCCAAAACAGATATGCAATCGTACAAAAAAGACATATGGGTCCACGAAGCTTCAATGAAATTACTGGTTATAGACGTCTGGACGAGCTCAATGATAAGCTCAACAGGTTTAGTGTAAGAACTTTAAAAGAAGATTGCCTGGACTTACCTGAAAAGATTTATGTCAAGCGTAATGTGCCGTTGACCGCGGAACAAAAGAAACTGTACGAGCAGATGAAAAAGTATGCTTTGGCTCAGTTAGACGAGGGCCAGCTTGCGACTACAGCTAGTGTGCTTACACAAATTATGAGACTGCAACAGATATGTTGTGGTTATTTGGTTAGTGATGAGGGTAAGATGCAAGTATTGGATAACAATAGATTAACTGAGCTGTTGGCCGCGGTTGAAGAGTGTTCCGGTAAAATAATTATTTGGTGTAACTACACTCATGACATTCAGGAAATAGAAAAAACTCTGGCTTCTAAGTATGGCCGTGATTCGGTGGCAACGTACTATGGTGAAACTAAACAGGAAGACAGGCAAGAGACCGTAAACAAATTTCAAGATGTCAATAGTCCGTTGAGATTTTTTATAGGTCAGCCCAAGACAGGTGGGTATGGCATTACGCTTACAGCTGCTAACACCATGATCTATTATAGTAACAGTTATGATCTTGAAATTAGATTACAGTCGGAAGATCGAGCTCACAGAATAGGTCAAAAGAATGCCGTAACATATATAGACTTGATTGTAGAAGACACTATAGATGAAAAAATTGTCAGGTCTTTACGAGAAAAGATTGATTTAGCTGGTCAGGTTTTAGGTGAAGATCAAAAAAGATGGTTACTTAATTAACCCTTCTCTGTATTTGTTTACTCTATCGTATGTTAGTAACTCTTTACGAGCTCTCTGTGCATAAGAACAGTGTATCCACCCTGTGTTACCGCCTGTGTAGCACTCGAGTATCAGCTGGTCGAAAACAAGGTTGTCTCGTATCCACTGAGCTAAAAGATAGTTATCTACATTAGCTACTTCAAAGTCGGCTGCTTGACCTTTGCAGTGTTGTGAGTTCTTGGAGCTACCAATCGCTATTGAGAGTTCTGGACAACGGTACCCACTTGATACAATAAAGCTACCAAACTCATTACGAATTGGTTGTAAAATGTTTTCTGCTAATAGCTTTAGATTTGTGATAGCTTCGGCGTCAGGTACATTTTTTATGCCCCTACGTTCGGCTGTCTGGCTTTTTGTTAACTCGGCCAGAGTAAAGTTTTGACTTAATTGCATTATCTATTCCTTAAAGAGTTAGCTACATTTAAAATGTTCAAGGTATATTGATTAGGGTTTTGATCAAAAACAGTTTGAGGTGTTACAGGAAGTAAAGGCTTAATAGGAGGTGTTACAGGTTGATATTGAAAATTATCATTACCATTACCATTACCATCTATGCTAGTATCTTTTTGATTATAACCTGTTGTAGTCGTTACCCCTAACTTATTTCCAATCATAGCGGCCAAACTAACAATACCGGTTGGAAGACCCAATCCTGCGGAACCTCCGGGACCTGTTACACTTGTAATGTTACCTAGAGCATCTTTACTAAAGCTAGGTTGTACGCCTGCTTTTAAAGATTGTCTAGCATGTTTATTCATTTTGTTTTTTAAACCAAAAATATCGTAAGGAACATTTTTTACAGGAGCGTAGGTTACAGACCCTTGCATATTTTCTAAACCCGATACACCTTTAGATAAGCCCCCCATCACATCCGCCATAGCTGCGATGCTGTCATCTAAGCCTATATTAGTAGAACCTACGCTAGAAGAAGGACCATAGCCCCCAATTCCACCAATCCCAGTCATTCCTGTAGGGGATGAATCAGCCATTGCGTCAGATATACTACCACTATACCCTGTGTCACCGCCAGAACTTGGACTTTCAGTGCCCGCTCCGCTTGGATCAGCTTCATTAGACCCGTCATCTCCTGGACCACCTGGACCATAGAAACTTGGTATACCCATAGGTCCGGGTTTTCCAGAACCTCCAAGCAGCTGCAATATACCGCCTTCTTGTGGTGTAATATACGCAAGCATATGAGGCTGACCTTTAATATCTATTTCTCTTGGGGGCACTGCACCACCCTCCGCCATAGTAGCTGTGGGCGGTATCATGCTTGAGACAATATCTGTTGGAAACAATGAAGCATATTTAGTTCTATCTGTGGGCGCGGAGGTGGCGGAGGAGCCACCACCTCCCGCGGAAGCGGTGTTCAATCCGCTCAAAAATGGTTGACTTGAAGTTACTTGGGTGGTGGGAAAACCCTCTTGTACCCTCGGCTCAACCGAACTCTGATCTCCTATAGTTTGATCCTCAGCCGTAGGATCATATTCTTCTGTTTCAATAGCTCTAATTCCAGATGGCATAGCTCTTATAAAAGTTTGTCTTCCACCTGTTACAAAGAACCCTGCTTCTGTAAATAATTGTTTTAATCTTTTTGAGAGTTTTAATTTCTCTGGTTCTGTTTTTGCTTTTTTAAGAAGCGTAGCTAATAATCTAGGATTCTCCATGACTTCTGTCATTACATCTGTTTTCATACTAGCAGGTATATCTTCGAATATTCTTCTCAAAGCTTTAGAACCAGCACCAGCTGCAACTAACTGACCCGCCCCTGTTTGGCCTGGAATTAATCCTTGCATTCTTGTACCAATAGCTGATCCAGTAACTCTTAAATAAAAGTCTATTATAGGACCTGCTCTCTCTACCGTTTCTAAAGTTCCAGCCACTTCCGAAGCCTCTAACTTAATCATCTCAGTCAATAATTTTTTAAAGCTGTTTGCCTCAGATTTTTTTATCACATTATTTGTTAACATGTGATCCATGATAGAAGTATCACCTAATGAATTAGGGATTTTAGTATATAAAGTTTGATAAACTTCTCTTGGGCTAAAGCTTTCGCTTGTCTTGCCACCTTTAGTTAAAGCCCACTCTAATATACTAGACTTTAACCCAGCTAACGCCTCTTCATTACCTTTTGCAGGCTTAACCAAAGAGTTAAGAGATTTTATAGGAAACTTGGAATTAAAAGCTTGTGACACAGCTGCAGTAGGATTGTCTTGCTTTGTTAAATTTCTGTATGTGATTTGATTTTTTATATTCTTTTGAATGTTCTTATCTTTAGTAACCCAGCCTCTTAAAAGATTATTAGCAGTTACAGTATTCTCTAAGTCTGATTTCAAAGTAGGAAAAGCCTCTAAGAGCTCTTCGTTTTTATTCATCCAATCTTGAAGTTTCTTTTGATTTAAAATGACTTCTCCGTCGGGTGTTTCTGTAAAGACTTCTGATCTAGCGTTTCTTAGTATGGAATCTAAAGTGCCATTGATTGTGGATATTGTTTCCTCAGCTCCTTCAATGCCTTGCTCTTTCGCAAAGTTACCTATATCTTCTATTTGTTTAATTCTTAAATAACTTACATCTGCATCGGCAGTCATTAGATTTTTGTGTAGTAACTCGGGAGATTGTCTTTGAGCCCCTGTCTTAGATTTAGCTAAAACATTACCCGCAAAGGCTCTTGTATAAACGTCATTTAAGGCTTTGGAATAAGATCTTGCAATATCTAAAGCTTGGTTTACTCCTTCGGGCGCGTTTTCTAGGTCATCTAAAATTGCCTCTGCGATCCCGTACATAAAGCTAGATCCATTATCATCTCCCGCTGCAGCAAGTTTTCTGCCATTAGCCAAAGCTATGCTTCTCATGTCTCTTAATTCAGTTACAGTTAAAGGTTTAAGCTCCTCTTCTCCGCCAGCTACAGTAGTAGAGGATTGTTCTACTTTTCTTTTTCGATAAGTATTAACTAATTCCATAGCATCTTTGTGACGAGCTCTTTGATTGTTCAAAAGTCTAGTGCGTTCTTTCATAGCATCTCTTGTTTGACCTTTGAAAGCATCTCCAAAACCTTGAGGTGGGTTAGATCTAATCCTTTCTAAAAGAGTTGTTAACTGACCTGCATCTAAACTCTCTAAATCACCAAAATCTAAATCTTCTCTGGCTTGATCAACGACATTTAAAACTAGATTGTCTGTTCGTCTAGGCTGAGTACCTTTTGCTTTGATAGATTCTATAATTTTATCAAATTCTGCAACACGGTTAGAGGTAGCTCCTGGAGTAACATCTTCTAAGCCAAGTTCAATTCTTTTTCTTTCCACAAAATTTTGTATGTATTTAAGACCGGCAGTATCTCTTATATAATCAGCGGCCTCTTTTGTATCAGGTATTCTGCTATCAAAATAACTTATAAATCTAGGAGTATCGGTTGGATTGCCTTGAGTATTAACAAAAGATGTAATCTCTACATTAGCAATGTCTCTATAAAGTCTTTTTTCTTCATCTCTAGCTTTGTTTAGCTGGTTTCCTGTTAGTTCAAACAAAGATCGGCTTAATTCTTTATTATTCTTTGGGTCTTCACCTTTTAATTTAGATCTAGCTTCTAATAATTTTTCAGTGCTATTAATCAACTTTTGTGAGAGATATTGATTAAAACGTCCTTCTTGTATTTTAGCCGCAGCTTTTATGAGTTCAGGGTTACCTGTTCTACTTAACGCAAAAACAACTTTTCTTATAGCTTGGTTGGCAGCTTTATTTTTCTCTCTAGCTTGTTTAGCTAAACCTTCTGTAGACTGTGCAATAGAGTTTTCTATTGCCATCAAAGTTGTGTTACCTGTCTTTTGAGCTGCAGTTAAATCTAAATCACCTACAAGATCTACAACTTCTTTTGAGTTTAAAGCTTCTATTAAGCCATCAACATCTTCACCTTGTGTTTCCAATATTTCAAGGATACGTCTTGCGCCAGAAAGCTGACGATTTTCTCCAAAACCTCGTGCAGCAGATTGAAAGCTTTCTTTAAAAAAGTTTTTATACCCGCCTGCTTCCTTTATAGTAGCTTTTACTTCAGGAATATATTTTAAGAGTTGTGTGAAGCCTATTTGAGGTAGTATGCCTCCTGAGACTTCTGATATGAAACGTGTTCCTGCCCCACCTGGATCGGCTGTCTCCGCTAAATAAGCTCCTGTGCCTGAACCTAACACGCTTGTTAATTCTGCGGCTCCCATAGTTTTAGGTCTTTTACTAAATTCTGTTCCAATCTTACCTAAAAGTTGTTCGGCTGCTCTAGAGATTCTAGCTGCTTTAGGACCTTTACCTGTTTTTAAGGCTTTTGCTATCACGGCATCACTAAAACCTTTTACACCTTCAGGAGATATTTTTTGAGGTTGAGGACCTTTAGCTAGTAAATCATCTAAGTTATCTAAATAAGTGGCAGCTCCCATACTAATATTTTTTGGAACTAAAAAAGGCATAGGTAGCCAAGCTAAACCACCTCCTACAGTCTTACCTGATTCGTAGGCCGCGGACTGTGAGGGTGTAACCGCTTTCTCCGGTCCTAGAAGTAAGTCAGTAAACTCATCGCCGACTCGATACCCTTTAAAAGCCCCGATCAGTCCTGTTATAACAGGAACACCGTACTTTACCCCAATAGTCAAAGGCGATGTAGGTGGTATCATAGAGGTTGCTTTTGCACCAAGCTTAACTCCTGCGTAACCTCCTGCCGCGCTAGGAGCCATTTTTGTTAACTCTCTTGTTAAACCTTCAAAGAAACCCACATCTTTTAAATTAGTAAACTGATCTAGAATGTCTTTATCAGTCATGGACCTCTCAGATGGGTCTAAACTCTTGGTATCAGGAGAGAAGTCAAATAAAGGAGCTGTGCCATCTCTTAATTGCTTGTAGTTAAAAAGATTAGGAAAATCTAAAGATAGTTCTTCAGCTACGTTTTCCGCAATAGCACTTTCAGCTTTATCGGCACCGTATGTCTTAGTAAGAAAATCAGTTTCTCCTTTTTCAAAAGAAACAATAGGGACCGTAGTAAAAGTACCTTCACCTGTAGGTATATCTATAACTTCATTGTTTTCTTCAGCCATTAATTATTCCTTACGTCTTTTGAAGACATTTTTAAAGACCTTATTTGCGTCAGCTCCCGAGCCAGTTTCTCCAAACCCACCAAATTTTTTGTAACTATTGATGGCGGTTTCGTATTCATTAATGAGACCACTTGTGAGTGTGAGGGCTTTTCTTGCTTTATCCAAACTTACATCTCTGTATTTCTTTGGATTATCAATTATATCTTGAAGTTCTTCTTTTGTCTTTTGCATAACATTTCTAGTCACTTCAAGTTGTGCCAAAGCATCTGAATCTGTTCTAAAACCACTAGGCCTAACTAATTCTTTCTGTAGTCTTGCTAAACTCTGTACGTCCAGTCTGTCGTTTGTAGCTTCTCTTACAAATCTCTCTGTTGAGTTAGCCAAAGCATTTAGCATTTTTCTACCAGCAGATGTTTCTTTAAACACATCTCCCTTACCAATTCCAACTTCAGAAGCTTGACCAGCTAAGAACCTCATGCCTGATTTTAAGGACGATACGAAACCTGTTGCATCGGTCAAATCTACGTTTGGATCAATTATCTTAGTTACAGCTGCATTACCCTCTTCTTCGCTAATAGGACCAAATGCTTCCCTTTCTGCTTTACTTAAGTTTAACTTACTCAAAGGTATATTTGGTATAGTCAATCCTTTTTGCAGTCGTTGTTTTAGGACATCCTGTAGATACGGGGGCAATTCTTTTTCGGTTGTTTCACCTTTAATATCAGTGGTCTTTGCGACATAGTTCTGTATCGCTGTTTCAAACTGGGGATCATTTGCACCATTTGCATAGTCTGTAAATCTCTTAGAATCTGTTACAATATTTAAAGTTCTACCCTCAAGGCCTGTCCCAAAAACCTCTAACCGAGCTTTGTGCTTTTTAAGAACAAGTTCTTTTTCTTTTAGTTCTTGATTAACGACATTGTTAGTTCGAGTAATTTGATTCATCTCACTCTTAATTTGATTAGATTCTTTTCTATACTGAACTAATTTATTTAATTCTTTATTTTTGAAAGCTAAGACATTAACATCATTTTCGGCTCTCTTTTCTGCAGAGAACTTTTTAATTTGTGTTTCGGCAATCTTTACTTCGTTAAGTTCCTTTTCAATCAAAGCTATCTTTTGTTGATCTCTTTCTCCTTCAGCTTTCTTTAACTCATAGTCTCTTAGACCCTCTAAAGTTTTTCTAGCTTCAGTAACTTTATCTAAATCTAACTCGGCTATAGCTTGTTGGTTCTCGGCTCTTCTTTGCGCAACCAAATTGCTTTCTCTTACTTTGTCAAACTCTAGCCTTTTATTTTTTTGAGCTATGTTATTTTGATTAATTAACTTATCTGTATTGTTTTTTTCAGTAGAAATTAATTGTTTTGTAGCATTATCTTTATCTGTTATCTTTTCATTAGACTCAATATCTTTTATCTTTCTTTCCATAGAAGCAATGTTATTTATATTAGCAACATCTTTTCTACCTGTTATTTCAGTGTTAATTTTTTCTAAATCATTTTCTTGTTTTATGTCAATTTGATTAAGGTCAATCGCCTCTTGAACTTTTTTAAGTTGTTCTTGAATATCACCCTTTTCTTTTTCTAAAGTAATATCATAGCCCGATTGTAATTTTTTGTTCACTTCATCTAATTTTGTCTGTAAAGCAAACTTATTTTTTTGCATAGACTGATCGTGTGCTCTGCTTGATACTCCCTCAGCTTTTTTAAAAGCAAGATCTTTAGATTGTTTAATTAAGTCATAGCTAGACTTTGTTGCTATCTGTTGTAAATTTGCTACGTTTTTTAATCTCGCAGTCTCTAAGCCAAGAGCTCCTTGTAAGGCAGCAGTCTTTGCTGCTGTATCAGCCGCTGCAGCTTCTTTTCTTGAAGCAGCTGTTCTTGCCGCTATAGTAGGTAATAGTTTTGTTTGTTGTGTGGCCATAGCCAAACGCTCTGCAGCACTCATACCTTCTTTTTCACCCTGCATAGGAGATGCAAAAGCTAAAGCTGTGTTAGCTATGTCAAACAAAATATCTGATTGAAGCGCTTCTTTTCTTTCTTCAGCAGATTTAGTAGGCATGAAAGCTTGAAAGGTGGGTAAAAGAGCCTCTGCGGTCTCACCTACCTTTTGTTGATAATCAAAATCAAAATTTTTTGGCGAACCACCCGCTTGCATATACTGAACAGGACCACCTTGCTCAAACACAGGAACTGGATCTTCATCACCTCGGCGGCGGACTTCGCCGCCTAAGTTAAAATTTACGGGTGGCTCGTTACCAACCCCCATATTCCCGTTAGCTGCCATTGACATAATGCCTTCCCCCATGTCGCCTTCGACTGGAGTGTTCATCTGCTCTTGGGCCATTGGTCCTATGCCTTGATCAACTAATGCTAGTTCAACCACTGGAGTAACCAAAGCCAAAACACTTTCTGGTGTTTGACCCGCGTCCTCTGGTCCAACTATGCTTGCTAAATCTGACCTTCTCTCTTCAGCACTTTTGTTCTCACCTGAAACACTGTTCATCATCTCTTCAAAACTTCCGGCAGCCTCTGGGTCAGAAAACCCTGCCGCTTCAGCGCCTTCTATCATTTGACCTACAGTATTTGGGTCTATCATTTCAGCTCCCTGTTGTGCCATCATTTCAGGAGAAGGAGATCCCATTGCAGGGGCTGTGGCCATAATACCCTCAGACATCATCATTGGATCACCGCCTTCTGCCATATAGCCCATGTTATTTCTTACATTTTCAGGCAAATTAGGTAAGCCCTGATTTCCTGCTGGTATAGGCTTCAACCCTGCGGCTCCACCATTTTGAAACATCTGCCGTTCCATTACGCTTCTATTCATTAACCGAATAACCCCGCTTTAGCTGCTCCAGCACCTGCTGACAATCCAGCAATACCTAAACCTAGATATTGTTGAAAAGGTGACACACTAGGTGACGTGGATTGTGTTATAGTTTGTTGTGTCGTAGGTGTCTTACTGTAAACGTCAGATAAGAAACCTAATCTTTGATAAGGCTCATACATTTGTGACAAATCACTTTGTCTTTGTGCTTCTAGTTTAGCCTGATCTTGTGCTTGAAGGAGGGACCCAATCTTGAAAGCACCCTCAACATCTCTCTGTCCTAATCCCTGTACAGTCTCGCCAAGAGCCGCTTGCCTTAGTCCTAACTGTCCTCTCTCTCCTGCTAGTCCTGCCTGCTGAGAAGCTAACCCTGCAATACCTTGACCTAACTGAGTTTGTCTTCCTAGCTCACGCTCCGCAGCTTGTTGAGCTTGCATAAAGTTTTGTGCCTGCGCTTGTGCCAGAGCTTGTGATCTGTTTCTGTCTATCTCACTTTGAGCAACCTGAGACCTTGACCCACCAAAAGCACCTTGACCGACGGCGCCTGCTCTAGTTCCTTGAAGTTGTATATCATAAGCTCGGTTAATTTCATCTGCGACAGCTTGTTGATAAGGATTCATATATCTTTCAGTCATTTCCTGTGTAACAGGTCCTGCGCCAGCTCTCAAAGCAGCTTCTACACCACCAAGTGTTTGTCCTGCGCCAGTTAACTGCTGTCCTGCCTGACCTAAGGCCTGACCACCTGCGGTAATATACGGCATAAAAGATCCAAGGCCAGCTTCAGCTTGTTTCCTTGCAGCTTCTTGTAGACCTGTTAACTCCGCAACCTGTTGAGGTGGCAAAGTCATGCCTTGATCGGCTAGTTCCTTTGCAGACTTTAAAAGACCAATTCTATAGGCTTCTATCTCAGGAGATTCCCCTACCTGTTGTATGACGGTTTCTGTTGCCATTATGCCATCGCCTTTCCACGTTGTTCTAGATTACGCATGACGTTATACATATTACTTATACCTTTGTTCATGTCACCACCACCTAGACCTTTTACAGCATCGGTAGTCATAACGAACTCTCCGGGCATTAACATAGCTCTCACGCTGTCTTTGTTTGGGATACCCTCATTAGGCATAATACCCCCTACACGTCTTGGAAATATCTCACCGCCCTCGGCCGCAGCTTGGAAAGGTGTCTGAGAATAAAGATAAGGGTTGTACTCAAAGCCATAGCTCGTGGGCCGTGAGACAGGGCCCGTAGATCTTTCTACAGCTAAGTCTTTTATGTCATAAGTGTCAGGGCTTTCTTTATAAACGTCTAATCCTGTCCTGACAGGACCTGTATCTTCTTCTTCGGGCACGTCAAACATACCACCAGCTGCGCCAGCTGCAGTAAGTAACGCGGCACTCGGACCGTATTTTCTAAGAAAGCTAGGACTTTGCTTGGCAGCTTTTTCTGCTGCGTCTAAATATAAGGCACTATTTTTACTAACTTTGCTTAAATCTATGTTTGGATTTTCTGCTTTTAATATGTCGGCGGCAGTAACATCATCAGGTCCAAAGAGAAAATCACCGGCTTTGCTGCCATATTCTTTTAAAGTATCAAACATGCTAGTAGGTTTTGGAGGTAAAGTTGTTTGCGTTATAGGTTTCATACTAGAATCTAACGGTATAGCTTCACCACTTGGACGGGTCATATCTATGAAAGCGGGTTTTTCTACACCGGAAGTGCTAAGACTTGCTTTTTGTATACCATCTGGAGAAACAGTTGTCTCACCTTCAAACAAACCTCTAAGACTAGGCTGTGTTGTGCTTTGTAGTGGATCAAAATTACCTTGAAAAGCTGCTTTTACACTTGAAGTACCTGCACCGACATCCGCGGCTATGTTATCCATAAAACCGCCCTTACCAGAAAGTCCTGCAGTTACAGCACCTGTGGCACCTCCCATAAGAGCAGATTTAAAGGCGTCTTGTACGCTACCACCTTGAACTAAAGTTCCGATACCTGCGCCTAAGGCGCCTGACATAACGGTACCTAATCCGGGGGCAAAGTAATTAATTGCCATAGGTATAATCAAAGGAGCGGCCTTCTTTAAAGCTTTACCTACACCCTTAGCTATCTTACTAACAGATTTAAAAATCTTTTTGAAGAAAAACTCCGGTAAACCTGTTGTAGGGTTCAAGCTGTTTTTGCTCTCACCAACAACATATCTTTCTGGGTCTTCTACACCTAATTCTTTTAAATGCTTAAATATACTTTCTTTTAAAGCAGGGTTCTTTTCAATCAAGGCCCGTGGGACGATGAGCTCGCCTGTTTCAACGTGGGCCACGGTGTCATCCCCGTAACGACCGAAGTTCGCCATCTTTTTTCCAACATCCGAGAACTGAGCAATACCGTTCGTGCCAAACTGCTCTCGAAGCTCTTCGGCTTCCAGCTGTTCAATCTGCTCATCCGTCATTACAAAATCTGCAATACCGCCTGCAGGTATGGTTTCTTGTTTAAGCGCTTGATCCATGTTTAGTACCTTACCATGAAAGTTTTACTTGTTCAACTATATCTGTGTTATCGCACTTGTTGTAATTCTAGTCTTAATTAGCTCTTGTATACTAGCAACAACAAGAAGTCTGTTAGCCACTCCTGCCTGTACTTTTATTATATCACCACCTTGTAATATCAGATCTCTTGTTAAAAGTTCTTCTGTTGCGTGTCCTGCAACGCTTTTTTCAAACAATTCAAATACATTATTATCTTTGTCCGTTAAAGTTACTGTTAAGGTATCTCCATTGTTACTGCTGTCATGCACTAATATTGAATTAATAACAGAAGCATTTGATTCTGCTCCAGTAGGGGCTGTGTATAAGGTTGTTACATCGGTTGTTGTTAAGTCAACTTTTGCATTTGTTAAACCTTGAATATATTGAGGAATAGCACTAACTAACATTATCGTCTTCCATCTTCTCTTATACTAGCTCTTGGCGTACCAAGTTTATATTTTGTACCCAAGGACGTTGAATCAATTCGTAAAGCAAAAGACCTACCTCGTAAACGATAGTTTAATTTTTCTGTAAATTGTTCTACAGGACTAGTTGCTGTTCTTTGTGTGGTACCAGATTGTGTTTGTAGAAAATTACCTCCAGAAAAGTTTTTAGCTTTAACAGTAAAATCAACATCTGGGTTTAAACTGGTTGATCCGTTGAACGTGATATCTGGTATAACTTCTGTTAAAAACACATACTTATCACCATCACCAATATCTATAGGTGCAGATTCAATGAAAGATGTCATAGCAGACCCGTCATCATCGTATCCCACTTCATGGTTATATAAATATTGACCACCTGTTGCTATAGGTAATGTTCTAATTCCTCTGTCGAGCCATGATTGACGAACCATTGTGCCATAGTACCACAATTTTTCTGAGTAATTATAGGCAACATATCTGTCTATTTCTGTACTACTACTAGATGGATAAAACCATAGTAGTTCACTAAACTCTGAATTTACACCTACATGAACCTTGTTTCTCTCTTCAAAGTTAAAATCTAAGAAAACTTTATCTTTTACAGTACAAGGTAACTGAATTGTTTGACCACTTATATAGCCATAAAAAGTATCTACACCCATCCAAAACACGACATCCTCAACAGCTATGGCTGAATAAGGACTCATAATTGTTATGTTCTTAGATAGTTCTTGCAAACCAAAAGTAAATGGAGGACCTATAAACTTCATAGCATGAAGCGTCTTATCTGTAAAAACAAGTATCTGTTGTTTGGCTTCAACAGCTTGAACAAAGGTTGATCCACCACCAAGTCTTAGATCACCTGCTGTATTGGTAGCTGTTGGGAACCATTCAAGAGGATTTTCTTGAGAGGAGAATCTAATCAACAAAGGGTCTTGTACCCCGTCTCCTTGAGTAGCAGTAGCACTTGTGTTTAATCCATCACAGCCAAAAGCTATAACGTGTCTGTCTTGGTCGGATACTATTGTTTGTTTGGCTCTTTGTGGGATACTTGTCTTTGTTCCAGAAAGGGTGCTTAACTCTACGGCTCTGCCGCTCAACCCATTTGTTCTATCCCAATAATACAAAGCTCCGTCTCTGGGATTGATTATTAAATCTTCCCCAAAGTTATCGTGTGACCATAGTCTAATCTGTGCACCGGGAACAGTAATTGAAGCAGCACTACCCCAACCTACAAAGTCATCTGTAGCTAATGTGTTACCTTTAGCTAATCTAACTAAAGCTCCATTACTGTGCGTAGTAGCAGTAGTATCACTATGACCACGAGTAACAGTCATTGTGTTGTCATCTGCCGATGCAGTTATTAACATTAATTCATTACCAACAAGAATTACATCCCCATCTGTATTCATACCTGTTTCATCAACAACATCAACGCCTGTTTCGCTTGCGTCTAAGGCTTCGTTTAAAGTGGTAGCCAAAGCACTACTAGTTGTGCCACTCCACTGTCCAGCACCCCAACCAGTACCGCCTACAGTCACATCTAAACCAGTATTTAATTGATATTCACCGACAACACTACTACCACCATTGCCAGTATCAGAAGAGTTAGCTGCTACGCTTGATGTAATTTCATATGAATTAGAACTTATCAAAGATGTGATTTGATACTCTTGATTTAGTACATCAGCTGTTATAACACCACCTAAACTAACGGCTCCAGAAAAAGTAACAAAGTCATTTTCATTTGCACCGTGAGCCGTGTCTGTAACAGTTATGGTTGTTGAACCATTTGTAGCTGAAAAGGTTACGTCACCAGCACTTGTTGTTGCTCTTATTGGTGTTATATCATTAAAACCTTCACCTTCTTCTATATAGTATTTTAAATTAGTTCCTATACCTAGTAAGTCAGAACCATCCAAAGTAACCCAATTATGCAAACGTCTGGCAGTACCTTCAAAAGTAGAACTGGTATACTTTGACCACCCACCTATTTTTTCGGGAAAACCAAACCTAAACCTTACCTTGTCTCCGTCAACATAACCACCTTCGTTACTTTCAGAAGTTATGTCGGAAATAATACCAGGTTTAAATTTTAACTTAGTTATAGGCATTAACCTATTCTCCCTGCTACTGTACCATTATCTGTCAATGATACATTACTTTGTCCTAAAATGTAATACCCTGCTGAACCCCCAGCAGATCCAGACGCACCATTTGTTGGTGCTGTTGATGGATAAGAAATAGTAGTTCCTGTCCCATTTGAACCTGTAGACCCACTGCTTCCACTTGCTCCTAGTGCACCACCTGCACCACCTGCACCACCAGTTCCTGCATTTGTTCCACCGCTACCACCCGATGAGCCACTACCTGCTGATTGAGCAAAACCTTGACCTACACCACCTGCACCACCTGCACCTGCTGTAGAGGGAACATTTACAGAAAGAGACAATGTTGCGTTCATATCATTATAGAAAAAAGCACCATCTGGAGACGAAGATCCATAAGGTTCTTCAGTGTAATTACAAAAATAATATGTTGTGCTTGCAGCTAATGGAGCTTTTAATCCGCTCCATGATAATCCACTACCATAATCTGCACCACCTTGTCCTTGACTTTTTGTATCTTCGGCTGTGCTTATATTAACTACAGGTGTTCCACGATGACCTGTCTGCCCATCCTCTGGAAAAGGATCGGTTATATAAGAGGATAAAGAATATTCAGCAGAAGTGTTAACTTGAAAACTATACCATACAGGTCCTCTATTTGATATATTAGACCTTAACTGCCCCCCAGATGTATTTAATCCCCATTGCCCACTACCAATGCCTGACCAAGCTCTTGGCCCAAATTGTGTTAATACAGAATATGAAACAAAGTCTGGTTTATCACCAACTTTATCTGTTACGCTAGATGCTGTTGCAGTAGTAGAAGAACTTCCTTTACCTCCAGCTCCACCATTTCCACCACCACCTCCACCACCTTTAAGATTAGCCCCACTATTATTATTTAATGTTATAGCAACATCTGCCTTTAAAGCAGTTCCACCATCAGAAGCGGCAGCACCGCCTTGTCCATAGATATTACCATTGTTTGTTACTGTTATTGTACCAGAACCACCAGTTGGTAAATCAATAGCAGGTGTGCCAGATGCTGTACTGTAAACGGTAATTCCTGCATTTATAATTATAGTCTTGGGATAATCTACTGCGTAATCATCACCAAAGATACCTGTGCCAGACTGTTGTGTGGCATTAGATGAAAAGGTTTTCTGCCATCCTTTAGCTTGAGAATAAAAATTATTAAAGCTTATAGCACCACTTGTGGGAACACCAGCTGCCAAATTTGTTGCTGTATTATTGGCAGCATTAGATCTTACATTTGTGTTTGCTCCACGATAATAACTAGCCATGTCAACGGCTCCACTGCCACCAACAAATTCAGTTCTTATATCTGAAGCTGATATTGCACCCGAAGCCGCTAAAGTCATTATGGAGATCCAAAAGCTGTTATGTTATCCGCTGAAGTTACCGCACCACTTGATGCTAATTTAAAGACTGTTGTTCCGTTATACTTAAAAAGAAGGTCATTATCACCAGTATCTAGTTCTATTGCCCATTTACTAGAACCAAATAAAATAGCATTACCATTCGTATCAAGATCTGCTCCAAGTTGTGGAGTTGTGTCGTTGACTAAATCAGTAGGAACTTTAGCTACATTGGCATTTGATCCTGTACCATCTGCATAAACTATGTTTGTAGCTCCATTAGCTACAGTGATAGTGGTTCCTGATCCACCGCCTTGTTGTATAGTGGCTGTCTGACCAGTGCTGTTTTTAAATATGTACCACTTTTGTTGATCATTAGGATCTATTGTTATTGTAAAAGCTGAACCGGGACTACCCGTTAAAGTTATGACTTTATAGTGTCCGTTAGATAAAGTGCCATCTGTAGCGGTTAGCGTTGTATTCCCAGAAATCGATAAACTAAGAACACCGTTAACAGTTCTATCAATAATGTCTAAATTATTATTAGTAGTAACCCCCCAGGTTCCCGCTTGTTCACCAGAACCTATCTTTTCTAAACCACTGTTATTTGTATATGTACTAGCCATTATTGCCTCATATTTCTGTTTCTGCCCATGTTTCCGATCCAGTCGGTGTTATTTCTGTCCATGCCTCTGTTCCACTTGGTGTAATAGTGGTATATGTTTCAGGTGTTGCACTTGCATTTATATCTTCAAACAGTATATCACCAAGAGATGCTTGTGAGAAATTAAAATCACTGGAAGCAACGCCTGACCCTATCATAATACCAATTGAAGTTTTTGTAAATGCAGACTCAATATCAGCTGAATCTGTTTGAATCCTTGTTCCAGCAGATGTTTCTGTGAAATTAAAATCCAGATCTGAGTTTGCACCAGCACTAATGTAAATGGCATTTGCTGACTGAGTGGCAGTCGAACTCATAGAAGAGATACCAGACATTATACCTACACCTGCATTTGCAGACGAGGCAATACCGCTCATTTCGGATACACCTGCTAATAGAATACTTTGATCCGATAGAGCGTATTCAGATAGAGCAGATGCACCTAACATTAGCTAGCCTTTTCTTCTTTTGGCTCTTCTTCACCTTTAACAGATTGTATCAATGAGTTTGTAAAAGCGTTCTGGGCCACTGTAATCTGGTCTAGTTGAAACTTTAGATTAGCAGCTTTGCCCTGTAAGTCTTTTATCTGATTGATAAAATAGTTTTGGTCTTGAGATAAGTCCTCTGTCTTATACTCTTTACCATCAATAGTGATTACGTTTGATTGTTCAGTCATTACCATGTTACTCCACTTGCTGTTGTTGGGTTAGCTGCTGCCTCTATCTGACTAGCTATTCCTGCTTCTATTGATGCCACTTCGTCTTCACCAAGTGCATCTTTAGCCCATCCAATAGCTTGTGTCTCTGTGATATCTGCGTATGGTGTTGGTGTGCCTACAAGTGTTACACCGACTGTGCCATAAGCTGACCCTGTGTTACCATCTGCGTCTTCGTCAGATGCTCTCCAGTGCAAGATAGTCACAATATCTGTGTTGTCTCCCTGCACTAAGTCTCTTTCCATTGTTCCTATTGTCCAAGTTACTGCCATTTTATTCTCCTTTATCTAACTAAATATTCATGTACTGTGTCGGATATTTCTCTCATTTTAATCCATCGGTCACCGACAGTTTGACCAACTGTAACTCTAAGTTTGCCAACTAACCCAATAGGACTAAACTCTTTTCTTTGTTCTCTTGGTATATATGTTTGTGATGAGTCATAAGATGAATTTAACTTTCTTCTAGTTAACGGAGTTTCACCATCTATTTCAGTTGATGTTACAATAGCGTCACTTGGTACAGTTACATCACTTGGTATCATATCTGTTTGATATGTTTTTGTTTCTTTAGCACCATCACTAGTTTCTATTGTCCATTCTGTTTGTGTGTAATCCTCATAAACATATCTGCCATAATCATCTGTTTCATATTTATCTTTCCATTTTTCGCTTTGTGCATCACCAAGAATTACTGGTTTTGCAGAAACAACACCTATAATAATTGCTTGTGCATCATCACTTGTAGATAATCTTATTTGATTACCATCAAGAACGACTGTCTTGCCTACTCTATCTTCTGAACTTGTGTTGCCATCTTTCCATTCAAACATTTCAGCATAGTCACCACCACTTGAACTATAAGCACCATCAGCATGAACAGTACCATCACTATCTACTCTAAATTCTCTATCTGCTGCATTACCAGAATAACCCTCAAACAATTTATAAGTATCACCTGTGGCTGCTCTAGCAGCAATTACTTGAACGCCACCACCAACATAACTTGCGTGGTGCATACCAAAAACAACTGCACCCTGAACATTACTAGAACAGCGAATCTCATGAAAACCACCAGTAGAATCTCTATAAGTTCCGTCATCTGATATTTTAAAATATCCACTATGAGAAGTGCTAGGTCCTAAAATTCTTGCTCTTTCATAAGCATCTCCAGTACTGAAATATAAAACCTCATCTTTTACACCTACAGTTGGCATCAAAGATGTATTGGATGCTCTAAATGCTATGTGTGATGAAGTTGAATTGTTTGCTTCAAATCTAGCCACTCTTTGTCCTGATGCTAAATAAACATGAAGTGGGTCTGATGGACTACTAGTACCAATACCTACTTTGCCACTGCTATCAATACGCATACGTTCACCAGCATTAGCTCCAAATAAAAGTGCATTATCGGCATGATGATAAATTACATAACCGACATTATTATCGTTTTCATCTCCAAAATAAATAACTCCATTACCACCAGCTGCTGAGTTTGTAAGAATATTTATTCCAGCAGTAGTATTTGATTCTATAACAAGGTCATCTGTTGATGCGTTTACAGAACCTCCACTACTTCCTTTGTAAATATGAAGTTTTGCACTCGGACTACTAGTACCAATACCTACTTTGCCTGAGCCATCTGCTGTTAAAACAATACGACTATCAGTGACATCCATTAATTGAAATTTATCAGAATCACTATTGTCTATTCTAAAAGTCCAACTTTGAGTTGGAGAAGCCTGTGTGCCTCCTACAGAAAAGTTTAATAATGGGTCACCTGATCCAGTATCATGTATTTGAATATCACCATTTTCTAAGGTGAGCATCCTATTTGGACTACTCGTACCAATACCTACGTTGCCACCACTAATAATACGAACACGTTCTGTTCCAGAACTAGTCTTGAATATAAGCTCTCCCGGTCCAGAGTTACCCCCAAATATCAAACCACCATTAGCATCAGAAGATATAGTTGCTTCTTCTGTAACACTACCAGAATCCATGAAACGGATTACTCCAGCAGTTGTTCCATCTACACCAACTTGTATAGTTCCCCTTACATCAAGTTTTTCAGCAGGACTACTAGTACCAATACCTACGTTTCCACCTGTAGTTACTGTAAGATTGTTTTGCCAAGAAGAACCAGTCCAGTGTTGTATTTTAAAATTGCCTGAACTGTCTTGTGTTAAGTTATTAAATCTAGCTGTGGTGCTATCATCTAATCTAATTCCATCATTGTTTTCGTCAGCAATGTCGCTGATTGTAAGACGGCTGCCACCACTAATTGTTCCATCACCTTGAATGTCAAGACCACCTGCTGTCACTGTACCTGTTACATCAAGAGTACCACTGAGGTCTGCATCAGTGACTATCTTGGATATGTCTTTTGCTCTTGTCATGTATTACTCCTAAGCAGTGTAACCTTGACCTGCTGTGATTGCAGAGTTAACTGCTGTCATATCTTCATCTGTCCAATAGTCTTTAGCCACCATAATCTCTAAGTGTGCTACGTTCCTATCAACACAGTCTTGTTTATCTTCAGCTTCATCATCTGCCATTGCTGTTCCACCGATAATAGCATTGATAAGGTCTACTGAGTGACCCATAGCTGTGTAGTCTTGTGCTATTTCTTCTGTTGTTTTTTCGTCTGCCATTTTTATTCTCCTTCTAAGGTTGCTACTTTGGCTTCTAATGTTTCAATTCTTTCCATTGCTTCTTGTAGTGCTTTGACTGCTTTCATGTAGAGTATTGAATATTTGACTTTCTTAGTTGTTGTTCCTAAATCTTTATTTTTTCTATCTCGGTCTGTAGTATTTTTTACAAGTCCATACATTCCTGCTGTTTCAACTTCTTGAGCAATTACTCCTAATCTCCAATGAGAATCAGAGTCACCAGTTGCAACATCTGTTTTAAATTTAAAGTTACGAACTTTTAAGGCTTTTATGTCTTCCCATTGTGATGAAGCATCTTTTATCTGTTCTTTAAGTTTTTCATCAGAAAACCCAGTATAGCTATTATTTTGATTTTCAATATCTCCATTACTCCAAATTAATATTCTGTTAGTAGTGGAATCAAAACAATTTAAAAAATAACTAGACTCGTTATTAGGAGTTGCTGCAGAAAAATCCATAAGCAATCCATAAGGTGCTGAAGCATGGCTGTTTTCTATAAATGCAGTTATATCCCCAAGGTCTTGATGAAGAACATGAGATGTTGAACCTGTCATAGTTCTAGTTGAATCACTAATGTCAGGTGACATGTTACTATACCCAGTATTACTAATATAGAATCTTGGATTACCATCACCATCTGATAAAATAATTCTATTGCTTGATGTTCTTATGTCTAATCCATATTGATTGCCGTTGTAACGACCTAAGATGGAGTTGCTTCCACCAGTACTTACTGTTGCTCCAGAATCATTTCCAACAAAAGTGTTATACCCACCAGTTTCTGTTAATTGCCCAGCATCCTTACCAATTAAGGTGTTGTGAGTTCCTGTTGTTAGCGTTGTTCCAGAATTATGTCCAACTGCTGTGTTCTGAGAACCTGTAGTATTAGAATCTAAAGCTCTATAACCTACACCTGTATTTCCTGTACCAGTGGTATTAAGCTCCATTACTTGATAGCCAACACCTGTGTTATCAGATGCTATGTTGCTTAATAAAGTTTTAGTGCCTATCGCAGTATTTTGACCACCTGTAGTATTTGCACCTAAAGCTCCATAACCAACGGCTACATTTAATCCACCAGTAGTATTTGCATCAAGGGCTTCACCACCTACTGCTGTATTAAGAGTACCTGTATTGTTAAGTAGTGCGTTATACCCCACAGCTGTGTTATTAGATGCTGTAGTGTTTAAATTTAATGCACCTCTTCCAACAGCAGTATTATTACTGCCAGTGGTGTTTGAAACCATAGAATAACCAACCGCAGTATTGTCATCACCAGTTGAATTTGCTTTTAGTGCTTGCCTACCCAATGCTGTATTGATTGTACCTGTTGTATTGTTTTGCAAGGACTCAAAACCAACTGCTGTGTTGTTAGATGCTGTAGTGTTTGCTTTTAGTGCATCTTTTCCTAAAGCAACATTATTTGAACCAGTTGTATTGTAAAAAAGTGCTTGATGACCTGCCACCACATTGTCAGCACCAGTAGTATTTGTATAAAAAGAATAAGTGCCTAAAGTAGTGTTGTTACCTCCAGTTGTAGTGCTGTAGGCTGACGCAAAACCCACTGCTGTATTGTTATCTACTGTGGTAAGTGAATATAATGCTGTTGCACCTAATGCTGTCGTACTTGAAGCTGTAGTAGCTGTATTCATTGCTTGAGTTCCAACTGCCACACCATTATTTGCTGTCGTACTTGCTTTAGCAGAATCTTTACCGATTGCTGTAAGATTAGTTCCTGTAGTGTTTGCAGTTAATGCTAGATAGCCCACTGCTGTATTGTTACTTGCTGTGGTTATAGAATCACCTGCTAGACCACCTATTAATGTATTTCCAGTTCCTGTTGTTATTACTTCACCTGCACCATATCCAACTGCTGTATTATAAGAATTTGTGGCAGAAGTGAAGTTTTGTGAAGCTAAAGCATTAAATCCAATAGCAACAGTTCTGCTACCTTGAGTATCAGTGGTTAAGGCTTGAAAACCAAGTACTGTATTTCTATCTGCATCAGTTAAAGCATCCCCCGAAAGACCACCTATTAGAGTGTTTTGAGTTCCTGTTGTTACTGATTTACCTGTATTATGCCCAACTGCCGTATTATAAGCATCTGTTGCTCCAGAAAAACTTTGTGATTGTAAGGCTTTTGAGCCAATAGCAATACTGTTATTTCCTTTTACATCTGCACTTAAAGCATTGTATCCAAGAGCCACATTTTCTGCACCAGTAGTATTTGCAGTTAGTGCATTAGTTCCCACTGCTGTATTTAAAGTACCAGTAGTGTTTGCCTTTAAAGCACGATAACCAACTGCTGTGTTGTTACTTGCAGTAGTGTTTGCATTTAAAGCACCACCACCTACTGCTACGTTATTTGTGCCTGTCGTATTATTACCTAAAGTTGCGGCGGCTGAAGCATCAATGCCACCCACACCTGTATTATCAACACCTGTTGTATTGCCGTTTAAAACAGAACGACCAATAGCAGTTATACGAGTTCCAGAAGTGTTAGCATATCCTGCTTGATACCCCACTGCTGTGTTGTTATCTCCTGTAGTATTTGTAAATAGTGCATCCTTACCAACGGCTGTGTTATTAGAAGCTGTAGTATTATTAGCCAAAGCTCTGCGACCAAGAGCAGTATTAGTTGCTCCTGTTGTATTGTCTTGTAAAGCATTATGCCCAAGTGCTGTATTGTCAGAAGCTGTGGTGTTAGATGAAAGAGCATAACTACCAACAGCTACATTAACATCACCTGTAGTATTTGCAGTTAGTGTATTATACCCCACGGCTGTGTTGGCAGAAGCTGTGGTGTTTGAAACTAAGGCATCACGACCTATTGCTATGTTGTTAGAGCCAGTTGTATTTACTAGACCCGCTTCTTTTCCCATAAATACATTGTCTGCACCTGTAGTATTGGCTTCACCTGCTCTATGACCAACTGTTGTGTTGCCTGAACCTGAAGTATTTGCACTCAAAGAACCAGACCCTATTGCAGTATTGTTGCCACCACTTAAAGACCCATCATCTAATGCAGTATTACCCAAAGCTACGTTATTTGTGCCAGTTGGATAATTACCATCTAGCTTGATTGTGCCACCATCTACTGAGAGGTTACCTGCTATGTCTACTGCACCATCTATGTCTACAGCATCAAGATTAGTTGTTCCATCAACGTCTATGTCTCCTGATATATCTAATGAAGTACCCGTTAAAACACCTGTAACAGCAAGTGTACCCGCCATTGTGACGTTACCATCAAACGTGCCACCATCTGCCTTGCTTACTGTATCGGCTACAGAAAATACATCATAAACAATAACCTCAACAATATCGTTTACTGGCAATCCTGGGTCAAAAACAATAGATGTACCACTAGTGGCAGTGTAATCTGCATCACCTAGCTTTACACCATTTACATACACATCAACGTAGTTGCTATCTCTGTAGCTTAAAGAAACGCCCTCGGCTCCCGCTCCACTGAATGTTGTCTGTGAAGCAGTAGCAGTATAGGTATGTTTTTGTCTAACTCCGTTGGAAGGAGATACTCCTATGTATGCCATTAATTATACCTCTTGGTTAGCCAAATGTTCTGCGTAGGCTGTCTTGATTGCATCTGTATGTACTGCATTGCATATTGCTTGTACTTCTGCACTCTCATTGGCTAAGTCATCTGCACTTATATTAGGTGCAACAACGTGCCTTGAGAAGCTTCTGCTTATCTCTGTGCCATCTCTCTTGATAACTGTGGCAGTTCTTACTTGAACGTGCTTGAAACCACCTACGACTTCTATTTTGTCTTGTATTGTCTCTTCTGTTAATGCCATTTTTATCTCCTTTTGGTTAATGGACTGACTACCCTATATCCAATAGGGTTATGCTGTTTTATATGTAATAGAAACTGCAAACCTGTCACTTGCTCCTATGTGGGTATCACTTAAACTAGCTGCTCCTCCTCCAGAAATTGATACTCTAAATTGAAATACAGAAGCCCCAGTTGTAACATACGGACAACAGTCCACTGTATTAGTAGGATAGGTTACACCACCACTACTTGAATCAAAAATAACACCACCACCTGCACTTCTTTCAGCTAAACCACTAGTGTCCCCAGAAGCAAAAGGTAAGCTGACAAGAATAGTGCCAACGGCTGTTGAGGCTGTTATGTGAATTTGACCTTGAACATGAACTGTATTTCCAATTTTAGTATACAAAAGATATGTAGCACTATCACCAGTTGTCATACTGCCAGATGTACCTCCAGTTATAGTCGGTTGGTATGAACCCTCTTCATAGTCATCAAGCTCATTTGCTGAACCAGTGCCACCTAAATGAATACCACCTGAAATATAAATGTGCCTAAATCTCTCAGATGTATTTCCTAAATCATTAGCATTATCAGTTAAAGGATATACATGACCATCAAATTTAGCTTGTGAGTTTGCACCAGAACCTCCAAATAATTGTAGTATGTTGTTACTAGCACCTGCAACATTAAAAAACATATCATCTGTTGCTGTAATTACTAAATCAGTAGTGTTATCATTACCAATACTTCCTACAGCAGTGTTGTCTTTCCTAAACTCTACAATAGTTCCATCATTTGTTTCTCTGTTTAAAAATAAAGAAATATTGCTATCTCTAGTAAAAGAAGCATACCCAGAAGAGCCAAGAGTTATCCCTGGAAATTCTGCTCCAGTAGAAGTTTTCCCCACCAACACGTTGCCACTGCTGTCTATTCTCATGCGTTCTGCACCACCAGTGTGAATTGTTATTAAGTCTGAACCCTCAAACTGTATGCCAGTATTACCATCATTTTGACCATATATATTTGAAGTTAATACACTACCTGATAGGTAGAGGTCTTTGAAGCGACCTGCAGGTTCACCTAAATCTATTGCTCCATTTATTTTTGCACCAGTAGTAGCATTTACTGAATAAATGCTATTATCACCATCATGAAATCTTAATCCAGTATCACCAGTACCAATATATAAATCTCCATTTGAAGTACCAATACTTCCTACAACAGTGTTGTCTTTTCTAAACTCAATTAAATTGCCATCACTTGTTTTTCTATTAAGAAACATATTAGTATTGTTGTCTCTTGTAGAAACTATAGTACCACTTCCCTCAATTTCAGTTCCTGCGACATTTGCAGTTTGGTCAGTCTTGCCCACCAACAAGTTGCCACTACTGTCTATTCTCATGCGTTCTACATTATTTGTATAAAAACTCATAGGAATATTTATCAATGTTTTAATGAATAATTCAGTTGAACGGCTTTGAAATTGACTATAAGTAGTTCCACTGTCGTTGCTTTCAAAATTTAATTGACCTATGTTATCTGCACTTCTTCCTCTTAGTTGTATTCCATTAGCTGAACTATCAGAAACTACATCTAAAGGAAAATTAGGACTACTAGTACCAATACCTACATTACCTGCACTATCAATTTGTAAATGAACATCTCTTGATGTGTTGTTTGAGGAGTAAGTTCCTAACTCAAGATTATTTCCAGTGCCACCACCAACAAACTTATGTCTAGAACCACTAGTAAATTTTATATCATCAGCAGTTATAACCTCACCAGATACATCAAGTGTTCCGTCTATATCAGTATTATCAAGATTGGTTATTCCATCTATATCTGCATTTCCACTAACATCAAGAGAACCAGCATCAACCTCACCACTAAACGTACCTGTAGTGGTATCAATAACAGTTGCAATAATGTCAGCAGGTTTTTTACCTATATATGGCATATTATGTTATCTCCATTATACTCATAGTCGCACTGATCTTATCAGCTATAGAAGAAGAAACCTTTACTATGTCTGTCGTCTCAACAACTATTTTATTACCAGACATAATCTCTAAACTACCCCCAACTGGAATAGGAGCATCTTTAATTACAGTCGATGTAACACTAGCACTTGTATCTACGATTTCAACAGTAGCCGATACTTGGGCTGTATGAACATTACAAAGAGTCAATCCTAATATTATAGTGGTTGTCGAACTAGGAACTGTATACAAAGCATCTGTCGTATCTGCAACCGAGGACATCACTGCATTGTTTACTAGTTTAAATGTATTAGCCATTCTTTATCTCCTATCCAAGAGCAATCGCAAGTGCAGTTGCTTCATTAGATGCCTCTGTTAATGTTGTTGCACCTATGTCATTTAATACTTCACTAGCACTACGGCCCTCTACACTTGTGCCATTTATTCTTAAAAAATCATCATCCGCTACTGTTGAATCAGCAACCAAAACATTACCATTAGAAATACCAGTTGATAAAGTAGCTGTTGTAGTTATTGGCGTGCCATTTAACGTCATGGCATCAGCTTCTAATGTGCCATCTATATCTGCATCGCCAGATATATCCAAAGTTGCAGCATCGAGTTCACCAGTTAGCGTTACGTTTCTAAAACCAGTTATGTCTTTATTTATATCAACAACGGCTGCTTTAGATGCTGATATTGTACCAGCAGTAACGTCATCTATAGATTCTAAATCATTTTCATTTATATTAGCGTTACCAATTATAAAGCTATCTGCTGTTACAGAACCACTAATTGTTGTATTTCCACTAGCATCTAAAAAAACTGTCTTTGCAGCTGGTAATGTACAAAAAACTGTTCTTGTACCTGCACTCCAGTTCACGGCACTGCCAGAATTAGAACTGGCTAATATTGTTGTTCTTGCTAAAGTTGTACCAGAAGCAGTAAAAGTCCCAAGACCAACCTCAAAGTCTACATTGTCGGTACACGCATAATATGTTGTATCCCCGTCACTAAGATTGGCAGTAAAAGTCTCAAAACCAGTAACGGCACCACCTAATGTAAGGGTGCCAGTACCAGTTGTTGTGGTTGTTTCTTTTACTCTATCTGATATTACTAGTGCCATTACTTCAACTCTATTGTCAGATTCCCTGCATTGATTCTAAATATATCACCATCAGCTATTGTTTTATTAGCATCCAAAGCTCCCACAAATAGTATGTTACCACTGCTAGAAGCATCTGCGACAAATACATGAGTGATTGTCTCTGTTGTGCCACCAGATGCTGGGTACTCAATATTTGCAGAGTTAGTGGCAGTTTGGGTGTCTGTGCTATCATCACCTATTGTAGTCCAGTTCGCTGCAGTAACTTGTTGTCTTGCATAATTTGTAAAGGTTGCTTCTGTTAATGAACCAGTTTCAGCGGCGGATACGGCTGTTGCAAGACCAACGTAAATACTATCTCCTGGACTAGAAAAGCTTAGAGAATTATTCTTAAATATGTAATGTAATAATCTTCTCTCTAAATAGTTGCTTGCTGCATTTGCTGTTGCCATTTTTAACTCCTATGTTCTTGGTCTGGAAGGTAGACCCATTCTATAGCCATCTGTATTTTCTCTTGCTTCTCCAAAGTCTTTTAGTCTTTCCATATATTGCATGTACAAATCCATATAATTTTTTATGACATCTGGCTCACCTTTCATAAAAGTATAAGCTTCTATAAGACATCCATATAACAATGCAAAAGGAGCGTTTGTACTTATCCAAGTTGTACCACCGTCTGCTCCTGCGGTCAAACTATCGGGTCTATAATAATAATGTAGTTCTACCGCATAATTAGAGTCTGGAATGGGGGCCACAACAAAGTTAGATATGTCAAATTGTGCATAATATCTTGGTCTTCCTGTAGAAGAGGAACCATTATATGCTTCTTGTAAAAAGTTAACATCTTTGTGTAATAAAAACTGTTCACTTCCAGCCGTTGTTATTTGAAGAGAGAAAGAAGAAAGATAGTCTGTTGGTAAACTTAAATATTTATCATTTGAGGTAAAAGCAGACGTTACGTTTTTCCTGAATAAATCTAAATCTACCGATTTAAATATTTTTTCTTCAGCGGCTTTAATAAAATTATTAAGATTGTTAACAAATACAGTTTCATCATTATCTGTATAATCTTGTATAGCTGTTTTTAATTGTGCGTATGTAAAACTCATTTTAAGCACTCACCGTGGTTGGACCTGCTGTAGCTCGACTTCCTCCGCCTACAATACCACCTATTGTAGCGGTTTCTCCATTAGCTGTAAATGTATAACTATCTGTAGTAACAACCGTAATCGTATAACCAGAATCTTGTTCTAAAACAGCTTTGGTAAAACCATCAAAACCATATACATTTCTAAACCTCACTGTATCACCTGTAGTTCTCCCATGACCAAACTCTCTTACAGTTATAACACTTGAGCCAGATGAGCTTGATATAAACGGGTTTAAAGGTAATAAGACTTCTATAGGATTTTCTGTACGACTTGGTCTAGCATCTCGTAAAGCTTCGGGGTCTGCTACAGTTCTAAAAGGACCTAATTGAGGGTGTTTAGCCTCAAATTCATCCGGACCTACTAACGAACCATTCCACTCTTTTTTTAAATCACGATATTTATATCGCATACCGGATCTATCTGATATGCCATATGCGTGTTTTCCTGTAGCGAACCTAGCCATTAGTTAGATCTCAGATAAGAATATTGTGGACTTACCGTAAAACTAGAGCGATCCCTATCTTCTCCTATAGCTCTTTCAAACTCTTCTTCATAAATCGCTTTTAACATTTGAGTTCTTTGTGGAGCTTTCTTTAAAGAAAGATAATATGCTAAACCAGCGGACAAACACGGGTAAAACCTAAAAGGAACATCCATGGTATTGGTTTGAGTATCAACATCCTCTATTCTAGTAAGAGCATCATAATGAATAACATCTGTACTATTTTCTGGAGTAGGCCATATTTTTAAAGTAGGTGTTATCTGTCTATCAAGAAAAAACTGAGTCGGTCTACCCGTGGTAGACTTGTTAGGTATAGCTAAATCATCAGATCGACTAACTCTTGTCATAGAAAAGTCAGTACCGGATCGCCTTACAACTAAATTCAGAACATCTATTACATCTGTTCCTAAAGAATATTCTCGATCTCCTGACGTAAGTGCTTGTGTTCTTTGAGATATAGTCCATTGATTCAAACCTCTATTTGCCCATTCTGCAAACATAAGATTTAAAGAACGCCTAGCTGTAGTTAAATCATAACCTGTTCTTACTTCTAAACCGCATCTTTCAAAAGCTTCTTCTATGTATTCTGCGGCATCTAGCTCAAAATTTGTGGAATTAGATGTTGCCATATTAAGTCCTTACTCTTGTTTGTTTACGCCTGTTTTCCATAACAACCCCACAACCTCTGGCAACCACGGTTCCTTTACCTGTTTTACCTTTGTAAGGTCTTTTAGCTTTAGTTGAAGGCACTTCTCCTCCAAAACTCATTTTTGTAACTTTTGCGGATTTAGTGTTTGCAACAAAAGTTTTACCTTTTGCCCCTTCTTTTTTCTTTTTTTTAGCGGTAGAAGCCCGTTGTGATTGAGATAAACTATTGGCCTTGGATCTAGGTAAGCATCTGTCGGGATTTTTTTTATCTTTGGAAGTACCGCACTTGCCTTTAATCTTACCATCTGTGCCTATTCGTACCCAATCTTGTTTTACCCAATCTTTAAGAGCACCCATTACTTTTTCCTTTTTGATCCTTTAGCGTAGTTAGGGTCTTTACAATACTTTGAAGCGGCCATGTTGGCGTAAGCACTCGGATATGTATCAAAAGTTCTTTTAGCCCATGCTTTACCCGCAGGACATATTTTACTACCTTTGCTCTTGGCAGCACCACCTTTTTTGAAATACGTTACAGATAATTTAGAGGGTTTTGGCCCGGTTCTTACTCTACTAGTGTTCATTAAAACAACTCCTGTACAATGGCAGCTCCTATAATCAAGGCCGCTAATCCCCACATTCTTGTGTCAAGAGCTTTTAAATGACTTTTTTGATCATCCAATCGTTCTTCTATTCTTTTATATCTAAGATTACACTCGGCCTCGTGTTTAGCTAATTCCGACATTACGTCTTGTGCAGTTAATTTATCCTTAGGCATTAGCACTTCCACCTTCTTCTAGCTTGCCGTAAACGACTGTTAGGATTCTTTGCAGCTTTAGGAAACTTTTTCATTTGACCCGCACTTCTGGCACAATATGATTTTCTTCTTTTAGCGTCCTTACTACCCTTCTTCACCTTACCCGTTACAGCGGTCTTTAAATTACTTCCAGGGTTATCTCTCTTATACCTAGCAACACCCGCTTTAGTCATCCCCGCTCCAGATTTAGTGGAGCGGAAATATTTTTTTGTTTTAGGCGGTTGTTTATCTGCTTTTCTGGGCATTATGATAAAAATAAAGTTATTTTATTTCCTGAACCTGTAAAAGCTGAGATATAAGCCCCACTTTCTGCTAATATCCCATTACTTGGAATATTAAGCGTGTGCAATCCTGTAGGAAAGCTTTGTTGTAATAAGGTTGAACCACCACTACCATTAGTTATGGTCAACGCTCCCGCAGCATTTCCAAAAATTACAATTTGCCTGATCCTTGATCTTGAAGGCCCCACAACCGCCGCGGCGTCGCCTTGGTCGTGGTTAAAGGCTTTTACGTCCGATGCTGTCGCCATAATGGCCTCCTATTATTGATCACCAAAAGTTGGAGCAGTTGCAGAAACTACGTTCCCCCAAACATACCAGTTAGTTGAATCTTTAGCGACTATGTTGATTTCCATAATACCAAAATCAATTAAGGTAAGTACTGAATTTGAGTTTCCATCTGAGTAGACAGATACGTTATCCGCATTTGTATCTAAGTGTTGAACACCCCCAATAAAGAAGTTAGTATCTGAACCAGTGTCAATAATTAGGTTTTCTGTTTCCTCTGCAGCACCACCGTATATAAATTTAAAAGTAGCTCCTGCTGTTGGAGAAGGAAGTGTGATTGTTCTATTAGCGGCTACCGCAGGTACCGCAATAACTCTACCACTATGTGTCGCATTATCCAGAGTCTTATCTTCGTCTCCTAATGCTACGGGCGCATCACCCATAGTCATGACTTCTGTTATAGTTCCAGTAGTAGCATTTTTGCTAATAGTTTTAATTGTGCTTTCAGATCTAATAGGACCTGAGAATGTTGAGTTAGCCATGTTTAATCTCCTTGTCGTGGCAAATGTCAGTTACACCATGTAACTGTCAAGGTTTATTCTATTATACACAAAAAAAGAAGGGCGGCAAGTGCCGCCCTTAAAACTGGTGCATTTAAAATGCTTGGAGGCTACGCTGCACCAGGTGTTCCAAATAAACATCTCCAGTCTGAAAAACCGAAGCTGTATCTTTCTCTTGCCTTAAAACGCATATTTCCAGTGTCAAAATCACCTTCCATAGCTGTCTTAATAGCTGCTCTGTTAAAGTACTTTAGACCATTTGGAGCGTCTGTTTTGATAAAGAACGCATCTGTATCAGTTAAGAAATGGTTTACAACGGCACCTTCTGGTAACATTCCCATGTTCTTAATTGCATTTGCATCATTATCTGAAGTTCCCGGTCTTAAAGCGCTGTTTAACACTCTTTCAGCAATAAATTGTAACTCTTTTGGAATTATCAACTTAGTGCCTCTTACAGCAATTTTTAAGCCTCTCTCATCCTGTAAACCAGCAATGTCGATCAAAGCTTGCTCTAGCGAAGTCTCGTTTAAGTCTGCCGCTGTAGACAAGATGTTGCTCTGATTACCGCTGATTGTTGGGTGAGCGCTACTTAGTAAAGCAACTCCATCGCCGCCTGCAGAAGCTCCTGCAGTAAAAGCGTTGTTTAACACAGATGCAGCTTTAATTTGCTTTGTCTGTGCCATGGATCTTGCTAATGCTTTTGTGTAACGACCTGCAAGTCTGTCATAAAGATTATCCTCAATAGCTTCTTCTGTAATTGAGAAAGCTAATGCAATAGTCTCATGTGTGTATCTTGCAGTGAAGGTTTCTTGTGCGTCATCGAAGCTAATCGCTCCACCCTCTGCTTTAGACGGTGCAGTTGAAAAGCCTGCTAACATCACTTCTTCTTCAAACGCTCTATCTGATGATTCCTCATCAAATATCTCTGCGTGTTCGTTTTCATAACGATCGTACTCTAGACCAAACAGGGCGTTAAGTCCAGGTTCTAGCTCTTTCGCTAATTGTGCTCTTGATATAGCCATTGTTTAAACCCTCCCTATATACCTGTTGTAGCGAAGGTACCAACCGCCGCACTTGTGTTAAGATTATAGTGACCGTTTAGTCTTACTATGTACTGATGACCAACTGCAGAATAGTCTGAGTTAGCCTCATCTTCATAAAGACCAACAATCCTTACATCAAGTGTATTAGTTGTAGCGGCTGTACTGATATCTAGCATATCACTAGATCTACCAGTAGCTGTACTACCGTTGTTTACACTTGCCATGTCACAGTTGACAAAAACATCCGCAAGAGCTGTTGCTCTATTAGTGTTTGTACCATCTGCAACTACAGCATAAAGTTGAAAAGGATCGTCATAGACGAATGCTTTCACAGGAAAGTCTGTGTCCACACTTACTGCGTTTGCTCCCGGCCAATAGTTTTTAAAAGTAGTTTTACCAGTAACAGAGTCTACAAACTCTACGCCTGCTAATACACCTAAAGGAGATATCGCTTGATCAGAGATAATGATAGTTCCTGTAGAGGCAGGACATACGATCCCGCCATTGTATATAGCTGTTGCATAAGTGCTTGCAATCTCATACTGTGTTGTGGCGTTATTATTTGGGTTGCCACCTACCTTTCCTATCGGACGAAGACCATAACCAGCTGTTAGATTATTTGCCATTTATTTTACTCCAATAATGGGGCCATCCTATTGTTTTTTAGGACCGCCAAAGGTTACACGAGATTGACGATCTGGTCGATTGATCGTCATAGTTGAATGTGCGTTTTCTCTCATCATATCTGAATCCACTGCTTGCATCTGATCAGCTTTTCTTTGATTAAAATAAGCTGTTCTTTCTGCGATGGTTTCAACAGGCATACGAGCTAAAACTAACCCACCTACTCCGAAAACACCTTCATATTTACCCGAATCTACTACTGGGGCTTCAAAATCTGGGTATTCGTCTGCTCTTACGAGCTCCCAACCTTCTCTAAGTTTTGCGGAAACATTTTTGGTATCATTGAAACCACGAGTTTCTGCTCTTACCCATCGATGTTTAAAGCCATCTGGTGCGGGTGGTGCATCCAGCATGGATGGTGGAGCCCACGGCTTACGCGATGCCGCCTTCTCCCTTGTCTGTGTTGCGCGAGGAGTTCTTTTAATAGAACCTTCAAACATTTCGTCTTGTTGTGCCATTTATTTTACTCCTTAACGTATTTTGCGTATTGTTCTAGACTTACCCCAAGTTTTTTGGCCATAGCCACTTGTCTTTGAGTTAGTCTAACCTTGTTCCCACTACTGCGCCCAGTTCCGGAGGACCTATTAACAGATGCAACCGTCTGGGCGGGTCGCTTGCTCTGAGATCCTTCCTTAAACTTATGAGGAAACTCTTCCTTCATTCGTTTATCTAATACATCATAATACTCATCGCTCTTCGGGTCAATACCTTCTGACTCAACAAGTTCTTTATGTATGCCAAATGCTGCATATGTCATGGCGCTATCTTCGCCAAACCAATCATTCCTTTGTGCCCAACTTTCTGCTTTAGGGTCAGGCCTTGCAGGGGCTTGAGGGGCTGTTTGCTGGGCCACAGGCTGCGCTGGGGGCTGCTTTTGTCTTCTCTCGTTAGCTGACTTAGCCTGAGCCGCTCTATCGGCCTCTACAGCTAATTGTGTCATTTTTCTTTGAGCAGCTACAGCAGATTCTGTATCACCAATTTCCATGGCATTTCTCAAAGCAGCTTCTGTTTGAGCCATCTCTGATTCTACGCGACCACTGTATTGATCAACATAGCTGTTATCCATTTGATTCAGTCTTTGGGCTAATTCTGCGTTTTCTTTAGCCTTTATTTGCGCGAACCGAGTAGCTTCTTCAGCGTTCTTCTCAGCTTCCCGCATCTTTTTTGTAAGTCTATTAATTCTCTTCTGAGTTTGGTTCTCACTTTTCTTAAACTCATCTTCAGCAGCTTCCGAAGTTGCAACAGCAGCTTCTTGAGCAGCTTCCTCATTTGGAGAATCGTTTTCAACAGTAACTTCAACATCAGGACCTTCTTCTTCCCCTAAGTCTAAATCTAATTCAGCTTGTGCTTCTTTTCCACTCATATCTACCTCTTAATAATGTAAAATGTCTTCAGGGTCCATAATTTTTGCTAAAATCTCGTCATCATTTAAAATTCTGACCTCTCCGCCATCTATTTTAAAACGAGACCCCGCATATCGGGCAAACATCACCCAATCTTTCTCCACGCACCACGGTCCTGCTGGAAATTTCTCTGTATCCTTGTAAGCTAAAGGTCCTGTCTTTAAAACATAACCAACTTGCGTAGAAACTTGACCTTCTTCTACAATTTTATCCGGTAAAAAAATACCCCCTTCTGTCTTACCTTTACCTCTGTAAGGTAAAATAAGTATTCTCCAACCCGTTGGTTGGGGCATTCTGTCTATTAAGCTTTGTTCAATTAAATTAGGGTCTAAAACTCTATCTTTTGGGTCTACATAAGCCCCATTTAGTTCTGTTGCTGATGCTTCCATTTAAACTTCCTCTTGTTCTTGCTTCTCTAAAAGATTTTTTATTTCACTCTCTAAAAAATCTAAAGACTTTAACTCTCCCATGAGACCCTTGTAATGTATCATGTCTTTTACATTATCAAATTCTAATGTCTCACGAATAAGTTCTCTTCTTTCTTTTATAAGCCTAAATACAGCTTGTGCAAGATAAATCTCATTCATTTCTATAAAAACCTAATATTTTCTTATTCTGTCGTATATAATCTTATATATTGCAGCAAATGTCAACGTTCCTGAGCACGTTTTATTCCTATAACATGCTTTCTGTAAAAAAAATTACCTATCTTACAAAAAAACTTTGAAAACTCTAGATATGTTCTGGTTTTGAAGGTCATTACATACACAAGTCCTGATACTTAGTTGTGTGAAGCCTATGTTTAGATAAATCTCCGCTAGAAGAATTTAATAATTTTTTAATCCAATTAATCATTTTGTTAACCCCTTATACTTTTCAAATGACCTCAAACCGCCAAGTCCCAACATACCCATCAAAACAGTCATTAAACTGCCCATATCAAAAGCAGGTAGGTCTGGTATAAATATGTCTAAATAAGCACACACAAACAATGTAATAGGAGACAGCACGAAATGCCAACATAGGGCTACACCACAAGTCCAACCAATGAAAGGCCTCCATCCTGCTACAAAAATAGATTTGTGTTGTGCCTCGGCCTTGTTGATTTCAAGCTGACCTTTAGCTAGTTCTTGTGCATGGTTCTCAGCCATAGTGGCTATTTCATGTGCTAATTTATTTTTAGCATCTTTATCTTCTATAAACTTACCAACTAAATTACTTACTGGTCCTATTAAAGCTGTTAACATTACTTATGCTCCTTATGTTCGTGACCCATCCATATACCAAACACACCCGTCATTACACCCATAACCACAGATACAAAAGCTGATTGTGCCGCAGTCGGTGCATCTAAATCCATAAACCACTCAGCACAACGCCATGACATGACTGTACTAGCAAGCATCATACATCTTGGGAGAATTTTCCATTTAAGAAACTGTTCAACTGTAACCATTAGTACACCTTCACTTCCTCTGCATTTACAAAAGGTATTAACTTACACATACATTCATAGACCTGCGGTTTGTCTTGTTTCATATATGTTTGATTATTTAATTTATCTCTGTATTGCAAACAAACATTAACATCCTGAAAATAAATACCACCCGTGGCTATACCGTTTAGTGTGCAAGCAAGCATGAAGGCTGTCACTTTTACATTAAATCCTTATAATAGTCAGAATTTGGAGCAAAAACTTCTCCACCATCCGCCATTTTCACAGGCTTGACTTTGTCTCCGTGACCCTCTCTTATTAAAAACTGCTCGAAGCTCATAGAATCAGAGGCAGGACCATCAAAAAATTCTTTTCTTAACTCCTTCTCACTTCTTTTATCACCTGATTTAGCCACCTTGACCTCCTTGGTTGTTTTGTTGTTTTAGTAACTCACGTTCCATAGACGAATTAATCCTAGCTTGAGCTATACTCTCCGAACTCTGTATTCTCTTGTTAAACTGATCGTCTCTCTGCTGAACTTTCTTCTCTTCAAGACCTAGTTTAGCTCTATCTACCTGAGCGTCATTCTCTTCAGCCTGAGCCTTAACCTGTAACTCTTTCTCTTTCAACTGTACTAATGGATCAGGTCCCTGACCGCTTAGTTGGCCACTTAGAGCTTTCAGTTGTGACATACCTTCCGCAACATACTGAGCGGTCTTAGCTTCCATATCAATCATCTGCTCTTCTGATACGGCCTGTCCACCACTGGTTTGGATTAAGTCAACCGCAGCTCTCTCGCGAGCTCCAATCTTCACATGTTCCATTATATGTTTTTGAAGGGCTACCGCCATTTGTGGAGATTGAGCGACTAGAGGTGTGGATCCAAAAACCATGTGCGCCATTATATGCGCCTCGTGATCCTGCCCTTCAAAAGCTACTAATTTTATCTGATCCAAAACATCTATGTTCTCTTGAGCTGGATCCTTTGGTATAGCCTCTGGCTCCGGTGTACGCTTCAAGATTCTGTCTATATCCCTTACGCCCAGCGCCTCGTACATGTCTCTAAAAATCTCATACATGTTGTGCATGTCAGGAGCTGCTGTAGCTAACTGCATCTTAGTCTGAGCTAAAGATATGCGCTGGGCCTGACTGAAAACATTCGGATTGGATACAGGTAATACATCTACCCTGTTATCAAAATCCTGCCTTCTAATACTGCTATCAACACCTGTTATACTATAAGGATATTCGTCAGGTAAAAACTCTGACATAACCTTAGATAACAACTTAAACTCAATCTTCATTGCATAATGTAAACGCTTGTGAACAGCAGACATGACCCGTGAGCCCTGTTCCAACATCGCTATAGTTGTCCCAACAGCCGCACCTTGATTACCGTCGCCAACCTTTAAATCCGTAATCGTAGCAAATCGCTGTCCCGCATCAACCACAAAACCCAATAGACTCATTAAAGTCTGGTCAGGACCCTTAAAGGGTAAAGACATCAAACTCGCTTTTATATCACCACCCGGAGCATCTACATCTCTAAACTCTCCCGGTTGCAAGGGCTCGTCATCATCCCTGATCCGTAGGCCGCGGGCCTTGAAGCCTGCTGGTAAGTTCGACAACGTACCTGCATCAATCAACTGCCTTAATGCAGCAGTCGCGGTTCGCGATAAACCGCCAATAGTATGAATAAGTCCTAGTCCATAAAAACCAAATCCTGGAAGAAACTTGTAATGTACAAAATATTGTATCTTCGCTTTCTTCTCGTCATCTTCTTTGTAATTCCTGCGGATCGATAGTATCTGTCCATTATCCTGTGAAATAGTAACAATATAAGGAACTTTTATGCCTGTCGGCTCACCGTCCTCGTCTGTCTCTTCATAACCCTCAAGATCTAAATCAACATGACATTCTAATAAGGTACAGTCATAATCAATCTGTGATGGATACATACCATCAATTCTCTCAATCTCATCCGTTAAACTACCTGATTCGCTTTGGGCAGGTACCACAGGTATATCCCTATAAAATCCAGAAACTTGACGCTTTCTCAAATCATTTAAACTTAATTTTAAAACCTGTGTGATATTAGGACAAGTTTCCAGATCTGTAGTGTTGTACGGTACAATCAAATTCTCAGCGGGAACAAATTTACTGACAGCCCGCTCCAAATTCTCATCATAGTAAACCTTCTTGAAAGTACTACCCGCTAACGGTAAGTAAAATAACATCTGATCTAATTCAGGAGTATACTCTTCCATAACACAGGTTATGTAATAATTCATAAACTCCTTTACTCGTTGAGCTTGATCCTCTTTTGCAGGAGTGCTCGATCCAAGCACAGTAGTTCGCACGGGGCCAGTTGGGGGCAACAGCTCATTGAAGGCTTGGGCTTGGAACTGCGTCGCCGATTCCGCCAAAAGCGGGTGAGTAACCCCACTCGCACCTCTGAATGGTTGTGATCTCTCTTCGTAGCTAAACCCAAGTAATTCCAAACCATTGGCGAAGGCATCTTCCCACTCCTGTCTACCACTCTTGTTCTCATCAAACTCACCTGTAAGCTCACTCGCAATCCTGCCAAGTAAACCATCCGGCATCTCTTCAGCTAGGTTAGCATAGAAGTCTTCGGTAGTGCCGCGTTGATCCCGTGGCTCAAAATCAACAACAACACTACCATCATCTTCTTCCATAATCTCTACGTCTTCTGGGATAGGTCCCATGTCAAGACTATCTGGCATCTCTATTTCTACTTCAGCAGCTAACTCTTCTTCGTCCATCTGAGATGGGACACCCTCCATCATGCTGCCTATCGGTTCTCTTGCCATGTAATTCTCCTTTTAGGTACTATACCACAGATTGTATATAATATTCAATGCCCCGTGGGCCACGGTTCATGTTTACCGCTTTTTCCTTCAAACTTACTACGCCGCCATCCTCCATCATAAAGTCTGGATCATCAAACTTTTTAGGATCTTTTTTAGCCGCAGGACTTTGCAAAACCTTAGTGCTTCCCTTTGGTCTGTCTAATAACATTACATAGGAAAGATTACCGGTATCTTCATACTTGTTGACGTATGGTATATGTGTAAACCCTTCATCAGCCAACTCTCTTGAAAGTTTTTGCATAGCTTTTCTTATATCGTTATCGGAAACATTGGGGCTTTCAAAATATAAATCATCTTTTGAAAATTTGTTGTTACTTAATCGTCCTAATTGATTAGCTTTAAAAAGATCTAATTCTTCTTCAGTAAAAGGTTTTTTGGTTGCAGGGTTTAAAAAAGGTTTACTTAAATCTGCTTTTAAAGGCACAGAGCCCCCAAGAGTTTCTTTATTGTCGGGCTTTATATCTCTTTTTTGTATGTCTTTAAGTATTTCATCAGCACTTTTACCTTCATATCTCTTGTTAAGATCCGGCATTATACCATAGTTTTTTGTGAAAAAACGATCAGAGGCCGCCTTGGGTGTAGACCCTACATGTGGGCCTAGGTCTAAATAAGGTAATTTATTTAAATCAAACTCTGTAAATCCCGGATCCATAGTGAAATGATACACAGGTGTATCTATCTTACCAAAAGCAACAGCCTCTTTCATACCTTTTCTTTGATCTCCAATACCTCGAGCACCGGGAACTTCAGTTATTTTAGCATCACCCACTGCTGCCTGTATCACATCCTTATAATCCTTACCTCCCTGAACAATAACATTATCATAGCCCTCTAAAGTATTTCTGATCCTATTCATTTGAGAAGCATCTTGCTTAAACAACTCTGCTTTCTTAGGACTCATCTTGTCATTGTAATTTTCTATAGGAGTGTCCGCTCTTATCAAACCATGCTTGGCAGACATTATCGCTACGTCAACATCCGAAGGGACACCCATTGATTTTAAACTTTGAAACACGGGACCCAGATAACGGTCAATGGCTTCTTTATCCCCAACATCAGGACATTTTGTGTCACTACAAGATAAAACTAAAAGACGACGTCCTGACTTGTTTTCAGAACTGAATAAGCTACCTGAACCTAAGTTCAAATCATCTGGGACAGCAGACACGCCTGACGTATCACCTTCCATCTTCATAACGCTAGAATCCACATCAGGACCTCCAGCTACAGCTGTCTTGGGTCCCAAATAAGGTATAAAACCCTCTAACCCCTTTTTAGCTGCTTTGGCCGCAGGACCCACAATAGGTAACATACTTGCAACACCTAAAGTCGCTAAACCAGTACCTTTAGCAGCCTCTACAAAATCATCGCTTGAAATCATTTTACCGCTTTGAGACAAAACTTCCGGCAGCTCGTATGCCGCTATAGCTTCCCCCGTGCCGGGTAAAAAAGATAAAGCATCATACGCATCTTCTATGGAAGTACCTTTTTTGTCCTTAGCCTCTAAACGAGATAAAACATCTCTATAAGTTTTTTGAGCCTCAGCCATCTCTTCCAAGAACCTGTGCTAACTGGGCCATGAGCCGTGGGTCGCGGGATTGGGTTACACCACCTTGTTTCATGATGCGGTTCATTACCAACATGTTTCTGTCAGCAGGTATCTCCTGCATCTCAACTGTTGTCTTTTTCATTAAACTAGATACACCGCCACCGTCGGCGAAAAGTTTAGGTTCCTCTGAAATATTAAACACTCCTTGCATAGGGGACCCTGCATTAGGGTCTGAAGGACCTTTAGCTAAAGCGGCCTGTATTCTAGCGTTCTCTTCTGGACTTTTTATATCTCGTTGTTGTTGCCTACCTAAAGCTTGCTCGTAAGTCATTTCAGGTGAAACGCCTAAAGTAGGTCTTGCACTTTGAAATTCAAGAGCAGGGTTTGACAAAGAATAAGTATCTGGTCCAAAGTTAGATAAAAAAGGCAGTCTATTGAGCGTAAAGTCAGGCTGCGGTCTATCGTAATCTTGAGGTTTAGGAAAACCATTAGGAAATAAGTTAGTTTTAACGGGTCTTGCCATTGTATCTTTTATTTTCATAGGTCCAAAAACGCTTTGACCACCCGTGTCGACCCCACCTAAATTAAATCTTTCAGAGGCCATTTGATGAATTTCATCAATAAAAGGATCTACTTGATTCTGGTCTATGACTTCACTCAAAAATTGACGATAAGAGTCTAAGGGTCCACTACCCCCATGAGAGCTTATCTGTCCTAGCATAGCTAATCCGCCTTCTCTCATATAAACTTTATCAGATTGAGGTGTACTTAATATTCCAGAAGGATCCGCCAATCCGCCTTCCGACTCGCTACCACCGAACTCTAAAAACTTTCTTCTTATTTCATCCATAGGTTCTGCAAATTCTTCAGGAGCAGTTGTCGTATCTTGGCCTAAGGAGTCTAACGCATAAGGATCCTCTTCTAACATCCTTATGATTTCATCAGGACCCATATCATCTATATTCTGGTTCTCCATCATATACTGGTCACCAAAATCTGTACTACTGTCAAAAATAGGAATGTCGTCTTTAGTTGCGTTGCGTACTACACTATCAGCCATGTTCACCTCAATAATAAGCCCTTACTTGAGCTGACCCGTCGCCTTCTTCCCAATCATCGCTTGGCAACTGTACAAAATTACCCTGACGATAACGCATTAAGGCTTGTGTCATGCTATCCACAAGGTCATCATACTCTCCATTTGGAAAAGCTGCAACCTCTTCTATCATCTCGTCTGCAAAAGTTTCGTCAGGGACCCAAACCATCCCTGCCTCAAACAAAGGAGATACAGAATGTAATCTTGACACTTTATCATTACCTTTACTCGGTGTAAAGTTAACAACAGGTATACCCATATTACGCAATTCATGCGTCAAAGGCAGACCCGTAGCCTTAGCTTCTATAATTACTGTCTCGGGGTCCCAATAATTATATTGCTCCATAGCAACATTCTTCAATTCTGGGAAATCCCACCTGTCTTTTATGCTATCTAACAATATTAAAGCAGGTTGACCCCCTATTTCCTCCGGATAAAACACTCCCCACGTTGTTATAGCACTAAAGTCAGCCGTTTCACGCTTTGAAAACGCCGTATCGTAGCTCTGAATGACATATTGTAGGTTTGGGACACTCTTTTTCTCCCACCTCTTCCACCATTCTCGCTTAATTATCGCATTTTCTTCACCAGTAGGCTGCTGCTGGTACTGAGCATTCCATTTACTGGGCGGAATAGACGCTTTTACCGCCGTTAAATCGTCCAAACTCCAATATTCTGGCCAACAAGGTTCCCCACTATCAAAAATAGCAGGTAATTCCACTATCTCCCATTGATCCGCTAGGGGATCCTTTGCCATCGAGCGCACCAACTGGCCCGTCAAGTCCTTCTCTGACCATCTTGTCTGTACTAAAACTATACTTCCACCAGGCTGGAGCCTCTGTCGGGGGCCCCCTGTGTACCAATCCCAAGCATCTTCAAAACCATTGTTACTCATAGCCGTTTGTTCAGAGTGAGGATCATCTATTATAACTAAATCACCACCACGACCCGCTAAGTTTGAGCCAACACCCACCGCATAATACATACCACCCTTATTTGTATCCCATCTTCCTGACGCTTTACTATCTACCGCCAAGCTTACATCTGGGAATACCGTCTTAAACTCATCTGTTTCAATAAGGTTCTTGACCTTTCTGCCAAAATTAACAGCGAGTTCTGTCGTGTGTGTCGCTTGAATGATCTTCATGTTCGGACTACGGCCCATCATCCACGCAGGGAACAGGAAAGATGCAAACTCAGACTTCGTGTGTCTAGGGGCCATGTTGATTATTAATCTTTTAAGTTCCCCACGAGCAACTCTTTCTAGTTTTTCTGCAATTATTTCGTGATGTCTTCCTTGAATAAAACTCGGCCAGATACTTTTTACAAAACTTAAAAATGTATTTTGGCACTCCTCGTTCTTTTCTAACTGAGCTAGTCTTAGTTCAAGTTTGAGGATCCTTTCGTTTTGTATTCTACCATCCATGTAGGGGTCCCTTATATAAAATTTATATGCGATTTATGGGTTATTATAATATAGTTAACGACTATATCAAATTATTTATAATTGTTTGTGAAAAACTTAGCCCTTGCCCTCGGGCCCAAAATCGCGGGCGTCTGATTTTTTTTAATAAAATCTTTATTTTTGGGCTACGTTTTAGCCTCTATTGGATAGGGTACCTTAACCGTTTTTAATTGTATTTTCCCCGCTGATCTTCGCCGTTGCCCCGTTGATCGTTGTTTTTTTTGCCGTCCTGATGTCTTGTGGATCTTGTCAGCTGGTCGGCGGGGCTTAGATCTTTTACAGCTGGTTAACGGGGCTTAAAACGTGGGCTTTTGTCTGGTGCGTTCGTCGTTATTTGCTCCAGCTCCGCCAGCTGGTGCCGTTGCCCCGTTGATCCTTGTATAATGTTCCGTAGTTCATACGTTTTAAATCATGTCTGAGCGCCTGCGGTGGGCTTATTTAACTATTTAATACTAAGATCCGCAGGCATAAAAAAAGCCCCGCTTAACGGGGCTTAAATCGTCTTTAAATAGGGGCTTTAGTTTATACGTTCAGCAATTAACAAAAGAAAAATAGCAAAAGCAAAACATATTGGAATGAATAAAAATTCAATTAAATAAATAAAAAACTTTCTAATTTTTAAATAAATCTTCATGTTTTAGATCTCCAAAAAATGAAAGTTGAAACAATCCCAAATAATATTTTTTAATCTTTTAGATTGTGAAATTATAGAAGCTCCATCATACCAATCATTATAGTGATATTCAATTCTATTTAATCCGTCTTTTGGATTATAAAAAATCCTAAACTCATCACTAGGACCGCCCCAAGATAATTGCCAGCGGTGAAAACTTTCTTTCTGATCTTCAAAAGTTCCCGCCTCTACATAATCAAAACAAAGCCCGTATTGATCAACAAAATCTAAAAAATTATCATACTGATTTAATTCAAGGTCTTTAATTGTTTTAAAGTATTTAGATTTATATTTATCGTTAATACTGCAGAAAGTATTAATTTCTTTTTGATCTTCATTTAAATACATTTCAGCTATTATTAAATCATCCCAGCGATCTCTATAATTTGGGTGCACTAAATCAATACATTTTAGCTTTCTATTTTCAGTTTTTAACATGGTTTTAATCTCCTATTAATTAAAGTTATCTCATAATATTGCATACTTTATACAAAAAGAAAAGCCCCGCCAGCTGGTAGGGCTTTTATAAAAAGAGCAGCTCTTAATATTTTAATCAAATACAATCACATTTAAACCCGCTTCATTTAAATTATTTTTAAGCTTGTTAATATTTAACTGGTTTGGGTTATCTTCAAAAGCTTCCCTATTTGATTTTTTAAAGTTATTAATTTGTTCTTCATTCAAATCATTTAAAGAGGGGTTGTCTTCTAACTCCTCTTCATAAAATTGGTTTTCATTTGTATCGTCTATTAAAGTTATTGTAGAAACAAACCCGCCAAAATAATCCTTATGAATATCTATAATTTTTTTGAGCTCTTCATGTGATATCTTGGGGCCTTTACTTGCCACGTCTAATATAAACCTTGCCATTTTTATTTCTCCTATTTGTTAAAGTTATATAGTTTATCGCATACTTCCCCCAAAAAGAAAAGCCCCGTATCTCTACGGGGCTTAAATCGGCTTTAAATGTATAAAAATTTAGGACGCCATTGCTACCCTGTGCCAGTCGGTTTTTTTCATGTTTAAAACCTGCCCGCCTAATTTTTGCCAAAAGTCCACGTCGTCGGCTTTGGCGTTATTACCTACCCTTGTTACTGCATTCACAAAAGTTGCCCTATTAACGGGCTTGTCATTTTCATAACCAGCTTGTCCAATAGTTTTTAACAATCCGTCTAATACGTTGCTAGTTTCTTTTTTAGATAAAGTTAAAACTTTTCCTAAATTCTCGACGGCTTCGCTCGCTTCAACATTAATTGTATCTTCAGAAGCTAACCGCATTTTTTCAAGATTTTCATCAAAAGTATCTCTACTAGCATATGAGCTGACAATATCCCTGAGTTGCAATTTTAAACTATGGTTATCAGCTTGTTTGGTTTCGTCGGTTAAAATATTCCAAGTGTCCCCGTCCCTCGCTGAGGTAATGTGAGATTTTCTTGTTATGTTTTGCGTCTGCATTCCGTTAAGGCAAGCTAACGTCCAATTAATTCCAAAAGCTGAAATACTGCCCGCTCCCGTTTCAGAATTAGAAAGCCCTATTCCATGCGCCATAATGTCATTAACATTTGCACCAGCTCCCGTAATAATTTCAGATTTTAAACGTATATACATTTTTTTCTGAGTAATTGCACAATTAACAATTTTCCAGCAAGCGTCCGAATCCATAAGCTGAGGTAATGCGGATTCTAATAAATCTGAGTTATCAAAAGTTTTAAACTTATCGGATAAAAAAGCTCTAGCCGTACCGCTGGGGTTCATACCTTGGTTTAAATCATCATACGTTCTGATCATACGTTTAGAATTTTCTTTTTGCCAAATAGCATTTGTCAATAAATCGTATTCTCTAGAATATTCAGATTGTAAACGTCTAGCCGTTCTAACATCTAACCCGTTCTTTTGGGCTATTTGATCAAAACATAAATCATTAACTTTTAAAAAGCGTGTCGGCTCCCCGCCGTTGCCCTCTATAATGATTTCGCTTTGTGGCTGGTCATCTAATTCAATAGTTCTAAACTGAAGCTCTTTAGTAGGTGCTATAAAATCTTGTTTTCTAGCATTTGTATCTTTAATTCTAATTAAAAGCTTTTCTAAAGTGTTATTTTCATTTTCGATATTATGCATGTTTATCTCCTATTTGTTAAAATGCAAAAAAGCGAGCTTAATTACCCGCTTTTTTAATATAAGATTTTTCGCATACATAGTCAAATTGAATTTTTGAAAGTTCAAACTTTTCCAAAATCTCCAGCTATGTGATGCCTTAAAACTGTTCCATAGGGCAATTCCTGAGCAAATTTTAAAAGCTTTATTTCGTCCCGCTCAATTTCAGATTGTTTAGCGGTTGCCTCCCAATGTAATTTAACATTGCCAGCCGTTGCATAGCACCCGCCGTCTTCAGTTTCACTACCCGCTTTTTTCTTATACGTCCCATGATCAGTAAACCCTATAGCATAATCTCTTTTAATACGACTACATAAAGGTTTTCCATTTCCACAATCTCTACAATTAGAATTATTATATTCTGCGGGACATCTAACAATTTTAAAACCATTTACAGTTTCTGATTTTCCATTTGTTTTCCAAAATGTTTCTTTAACATTTATTACGACGGGTACGAATGAATGCAATAACATATCTGCAATATTTCTTGCTGAATAATTTATAGCCGTTTTACCCGCTCTAAGTTTATGTTTCCAATATTTAGGATTAAAATGTGAATAAGTAAAACTTATCCCGCCTTTTGGTACGGCGTCCGATACTGCATCTAGATAAGAATAATCTATTTCAGTTGCCCCCGCTGACGTGTCGGGCTTTAGATTACACGTTTTAGGGCAAGTTGCGAATTTATCAGCTCCTCCCGCTCTATAAGTTACTGCACAATAAGTTGTTTTTTTTGCAGTAGAATTTTTGACTAATTTAATCATTTATTTTCTCCTATTATGTGATTTATCGCATACCTATTATACATAAAAAAATAGGCGGGTCAAATACCCGCCTTATCTTTCTTATTTCTTTTAGGTTTTTTACCGTTCATGTAAGTACCAAAATCTTTCCCATAAATCAGCATTCCTATCCATTTAAGTAAAAACATTATGCAATTTTCCTATTCTCGGCTTTGGCCGTTACGTTTATAACAATTACATTTTCTTGTAAATCATTATCTAAAATTATTCTTTTATAATTAAAAGCTATTAAATCATTTATTTGGGCTTTTTTCTTTATGCCTGAAATAGATAATCTTCTATCGCCTCTATTTATAGTTTTGTAAAATGAAATAGTACAAACTGTATCATCTTCATAATAAGCTAATAACTTATGCTTTTCGCCATTAACCATTGTATCAAAATCAATTCCAAATAGTTTTGCAAAACGTCTTATACTAGTATTCGCATCTATTATAGATTTGTTTAACATTGTATTGGTTAATCTCAGCTGGCCAAAATCAGGGCTTAAAGTGTTTA